GAGCCGCTAGCCAGACTTGAACTGGCGACCTACGCGTTACGAATGTTTATCCAATTTACGGTCTAACTGATTGTTTAATAGTGTATTGGTGCGTGACTAACTGAGGTCGTAGATAAGTTTTTGCACATTTATCCATTCCAGTTGGGGTCAAACATAGGTCCTTTACCAAGTACTATCCATTCAACAGAGACTCCGTAATCATTATGTATATAGACTATCCATTCAGGCTTTAACACGCAACGATTGGGGGAGAACTTAACTTGGTTTACGTTCCATCGATTTAGGTTATGTTCTCTTGTGAAAGTTTGCAGTCCTCTAATCTTCTTTTGAGCTTTTAACATTGCTATTGCTTCAAAAAAACGATTACTTATAGCTATTCCTTCTTCTGATATCTTCATTTTATTATTTTATTTAATATTTGTGCTCTTTATGTCGCTCGTTGAAATATCCGACCCACTTGCATGAGCACATCTGGCAACATTTTCCTGACGGGCAAGAGTTTTTTTATTTTGTTCTTGCATTGATTCTATGGTTCTCTGCTGAGATAATACGGTTTCTGTTAATCTTGATAATTGCTCAAAGACTTCCCGGCTCATAGAGACTGAGCTACTCTGTAGTTCTAATCTTTGTTCTACAAGTTCATCTAAGATTTGTTCTCTTAATTTTTCTTTATTACTTCTAGGGACACTTTTTTCAATAATGCCAGCTATAGTATCTCCTTTTATAAACATTGGCACATCGGCTCCATCTAGCCATCCTGGGGTTAAGTGATACTTGCTTTCTAATAAATATTTGTTTTTATCTGTTAGGGATACATTCCCGATTTCTATCTGTGAATAACTATTTTGCTTCATGCATAGAACTTCTGCAAGTTGCGATTGAGTCATTCTTAGATATTTTCTCAGATGTTTTAATCTATTATCCATATAAAAATAAGTTAAATATATCTGTTTTATAGTGTATTTATATCTATAATTGATATATTTGCAAAGACATTAATATATAACACTACAAAGATAATGAAAGATGCATTAAAAACAAGTAAAATGCTTGCTGAAGGTCGTAAAATGACCTTAAAAGGCTATTATCAAAGTCTGCCTAGCTCAACCCATCCCAAAACTGAGTTTATCAACGAAATAACAAAAAGGACCGGAGTATCATTTACTGCTGCGAGAAACTGGGTTATATACGGAATGAAGCCTAATAATCCTAAACATGTTTCTGCCCTTTCGGAAATAACCGGAATTTCTCCTGAAGATTTATGGTCTGAATAAAACTATTGAGCAATGAAAGATTTAGAATTTTACATCTTTGAAGATCAGCTTTGGTGTATGTTTTCTGATGGCACTAACAAACCTGTTACGGACAAAGATACGTCATTGGTAAAAAATATACTTGATCGTATACGGGAATGTTATCCGGATGCTTATAAAGCACTGATGGAATGTTATCAAAAAAGTTCTCAAAATATACCATACTTCCAGTACCTTATGGCTAATCGGTTTTGTAAATGCAATTTTGGAGAACTGGATAATACGACCCGTGATATTGACAAAGGAGGAAAATTTAACTTTGAACGTGTCAGTTGCCCAATGCGTGGAGAGTGTAAATATGAAGGAGTCATTTGTGATCCTCAATTTGATAGTCGTATATCAGATGCGGAAATGAGAGTTATGCGCTTAGTATACGAGGGCCTTAGTAATGAAGATATTGCAGATAAACTTTATTTATCTCCACATACAGTTAAAAATCACATCAAGTCAGTTTATCTGAAGCTTGGTATCCATGAAAAGTCTGAGTTTATTCAATACGTACATAAAAATAACCTTTTCAAAGATTAAATGGTATGATTAGTGAAGAAGTTTTGAAAATTGTACTTAACAATAAGACGTTTGGGCAACGTGAAGCTGCTGATATAGTTGGTGGTAGAGGACGATTATTCAGATTAGTTGGATCTGGAGTTATACGTGCTGAAAAGAAACCAGCTGATCGTCAAAACGGAAGATGGTATTGTAATGCTTATGATGTAATTAAAAATGCTACATTAAAGTAATTGATATTCAAATAGTTATACTAAGTTAATGACGCAAAAAATACAAGTTTAACGTTTGGATAAAAGTCAAAAACTATATAGTTTTACATCATAAATAATAGATAATCAATAAGTTATGAAAAGAACACCGCTTTTGACTATTTGGGTTTTATCATTTGTTGTAATGATATTACTTGCTAATCCTGAAAAAGTTTTATTCTGGATTGCGTTTGTGATATTTTCTTGGTCTTCACTATATATTGAGAAACACAAAAAAAGACTTAAGGAAGAAGATGAATAGTAAACGTCCATATATTGTCCAAGATGTAACATTGGTAACATACAGTGGACGTCGGATTTCCCTCTCTTTAGTAGAGTATAAGATTATAGATGTCCCTGTTAGACTTGTTAAAGAAAAAATACTTGATTCTTTTTCTGCAATGGTTGATAAACCTGTAGATGTAGAATTAAAAGTAAGATACATATAAATAAAGCGTACATAAGAGCAATGAAAACGAAAGAAGAATTACTGGCAATGAAGCATGAAGACTTGGCTTTATTCGCATACAAAATCATGTATGAACAATGCCTTCTTGAAGACAAAGAAAAAGAGAATAAAAAATTAAAAGAAATACTTAATATGATTGGGGTTACATATGAAACTTACAAATCAGAATTTAGTGAATGAATTATTGCAATTGGAGGTTGAATTGAAAAAGGTAGAGTCCAGTAATCTTGAATATCTACCTGAATATGGATATTCACCCAAAGAAGAAATAATCCAACTTATCAAAGAAGATATATCTGATGTTAAAAAAGAAATAGACATAAATCTACAATTAGAAACTTCTGGTATTTCATCAGAATATACGGAAAAAAACTTAGAAGAAGAAAGAACTAACCTTTGCTTAATACAGGGGTTATCGAGATATTGTTAAACTTTAAAATATTTGATCGATGGAGGAAAATAATCAAGTTACAGAATTACAGATTATTCAGGCCAAACAAGCGGCTGAGTTTGCAATGACACCAGTAGGACAAACCGTGAAACAGTTTGAGGTCATGCAGCGCATGGCTAAGATGTACACTGAAAGTACAATTGTTCCTGAAGCTTATAAAGGGAATACAGGAAATTGTGTGATTGCGCTTGATATGGCAATGAGAATGAATGCTAATCCGTTAATGATAATGCAGAATCTCTACGTTGTCAAGGGAAACCCGTCATGGTCAAGCAAGTTCCTTATCGCTACCATTAATATGAGTGGCAGATATACTTCACTCAGATATCGGAAAAGAACGCTGGGGAAGGTTGGTAAAGTAAAATACAATGAAACAGTGTGGGATGCCACAAACAGACGCAATACAATCGTTGTAAAAGAGTTTGACGGTACTGATGTGGATAATATTGAATGTATTGCTTATGCCACTGAACTTTCTACTAAAGAAGTTCTTGAATCAGATCCGATAACTATTGAAATGGCAATAAAAGAAGGGTGGTATACAAAGTCTGGGAGCAAATGGGTTACAATGCCAAATCTGATGCTTACTTATCGTGCGGCTGCTTTCTGGCAACGCGCCTATTGTCCTGAAATATCAATGGGATTCTTAACCAAGGAAGAAGTTGAAGATATTCAGGATACAGAATATGATGAAATTATTGATAAATCAGCAAAAGCTAATAAACTTGCCGAAATCGCAGCAAAAGCCGCAGGAGTTGAAGAACAACCAAAAGCAGAACAGCCGGTAAATCAGCCCCAAACTAAAGCAAATGATAAACCTATTCAAAAAACGTTGTTATGATGGAAAATGATGGTGAAATATGGAAAGATATAGTTGGATATGAGGGTAGATACCAAGTGTCCAACTATGGAAGAATTAAATCTCTTGATATTAACTTGCATAAACGTGATGGAAAGATAGAGTTTAGGAAAGGTAAAATTCTTAAAGCCAGTTTAAGCGCGTTTGGCTATCCTCAGTACTGCTTTAGTTCCAGTTTTGGTAAACGAAAGCTCATGAGGATACATAGAGTTGTAGCAGAAACTTTTATTCCTAATCCTGATAAAAAGCCATTTATTGATCATATAAATCGTATAAAGACAGATAATAATGTTAATAATTTGCGATGGTGCACAGGCAAGGAGAATATGAATAACCCATTAACAAGGGAATGGTTGAAAAACTGTAGGCCAAGTTTCCACCATTCAGAAGAAGTTAAGAAAAAGATAGGGTTATTAAACAAAGGACGCATATTTAAAGAATCTACAAGAGAAAAACTCCGTATTAGAGGATTTCCAGTAATGCAGTTTACTATAAGTGGTGATTTTATCATGGAGTATAAAAGTCCTTATTATGCTCAAAGTGAGACAGGGGCATTACGAACCCATATTGTAGCTTGTTGTAATGGAAAAAGGAAAACAGCTGGTGGGTATAGATGGGTCTATAAAAAAAATTATAAAGGGAAGGATCTACCTAATTTGGCAAATAAAAAGCGCATATACAAAACAGGTTATAAGCAAACAAAACAGGCTATAATAAATATGCGTAAATCTAAAGAAAAATACCGTAAAGCGGTATTAGTCTTTTCATTAGACGGTTCGTTTCTGTCTGAATATCCTTCAATTATTGAAGCAGGCAATGCAACAGGCACAAATTTCGGCTCAATATGTAATTGTTGTAGGGGTAGAATTGGACAATCAAATGGTTACAGATTTAAATATAAAGATATATGATGAATTACAATTTTAAACAAAGGACCATAGGATGGATGCGTGAGCGTCTCGGAAACATTACTGGTAGCAATGTCGGCTTGCTTATGAAAAGCGGAAGAAACGACATGTTCAGCGATACTGCCAAAAATTATATTTTCCAAGTTGCGGCAGAACGGGCTATGAATCCAGAAATAGTTAATGATGATGTTGCGTTCGCCGAATATTTGTCTACTGTCAATGTAGAAAGCAAAGCAATGAGATTCGGAACAGAGCAGGAAGCAAGTGCACGTGATTTGTATTCAAGACTGACAGGAAGGCATATTGTAGAAGTGGGGGCGTGTAAGCACCCCACTATCCCAAACTTTGCAAGTAGTCCTGATGGTTTCTTCTACGATGAAGAGTTGAGGGAACGTGGATGTATTGAGATAAAATGTCCGTCTCAAAACACATTTATGAAATATAAGAGTGAAGTTTATGATAATGATTCACTTCTCCAAGTTAAATATGAATATTTCTATCAGTGTATGGCACATGCAATGTGTTGTGATGCAGACTGGGTTGATTTTGTAGTTTACAACCCTTTCCAAATAGACCCTATTCACATTGTTCGTATACTACCAGACGAAAAGGTCTTTGCGGAAATGGAGAAACGCATTAAAATGGCGGACGATATTATTAACCAAATAGCAGACATTGAATGATGAAATCGGACATTATAATTAAACAATTAGATAATGGATGTTTTGATGTCCATGTAGATGATAAAAGCACAGAACAGCTATCATTTGATGAAATGCTTGGAGTGGTTGCACAATTGACTGTCCCAGAAAATAAAAGATGTCTTCAATGGCTCAAGACAAAAGAGCAACATGAGTCTTTCAGGAACAGAAACAACTTTAAAAACAGTAATAATGGAGAAAACATATAATGCTCAGCAAGCAATAATTGCTCAAAAAGAATACTTGAAAGAATTAGCCAAAAACAACCAAGCTGATTGGATGGCTGATAATTTTTCAAAAGGGATAGGGTTTGCCCCGTCTAATGGTATATGCTACCGTTGCAAAAAGCAAATTTATTCCGAAGGTGGAATATCAGTTGAGAGAGCGAGTACAGAACTTACTACCGGTTGTCCATTTTGCCACACTTCATATGTTGATTAAAAAAACGATAGAGTAATGAATACACAATTAGCAATCCAAGAAACCGACCTAGAACTGGTCGTAAGCGAAAAGACGTTAGGCAGTCTTACTACCAACGCAAAGCAAATCAGAGATATTGTAATGGCAAACCTGCCTAAGTACGATATATCCAACTACACGGATGATAACATTGACCAAGCAAAGAAAGACAAGGCAGCTTTAAACAAGGCGGCGAAAGCCCTCAATGCCAAACGTCTTGAAATTGAGAAAGAGTTTATGAAACCTTTCGGGGAGTTCAAGGACGTTGTAACCGAAACCGTAAAACTTATTGGTGAGTGCTCCGCTAGGATTGACACGGTAGTCAAGCAGAACGAGCAGCAATACAAGGACAAGAAGAAAGCCACTATCAAGACCTACTTTGATGGAATGAACGTAAATCTTGTAGACTTTAACAAGGTGTTCAAACTGGAATGGCTCAACAAATCCGCAAGCATGAGGTCTGTATGCAACGAAATTGATTCCATATTCTCCAAAGTCGAGAACGAACTTTCCACGCTGAATGGGTTTGGTGAGGATTTCGATGTCCTCCGTACTTATTATATGGATACGCTCAACATCACATCCACCATTCAGTATGCCAACCGTCTGAAAGAGCAACGTGAGCGTGCCAAAGCAGCAGAAGAGGCGCGCATCAAGGCAGAGCAGGAAAGAAAGGCTTCCGAAGAAGCCCGTAAAGCTGCTGAAGCAGAACAAGCCAAATCCCGTCCGATCAATCCGTTTGCCATGGCAGGACAAAAATCCAACGAACAACCTCCTTTTATTAATCATCCCGAAGTACAACAGCCTGAGCTGTTAACGAGAGCTTTCAAGGTTACTACTACCCGTGAGAATATCATTGCTTTGGGTGACTTCATGAATGAAAAAGGTATTGATTTTGATAAAATAGAATTGCCATGAGTGAAGCTGGAAAAGAATACAGACAATTTGTAAAACAGCGAAGAGAAGAACGCTATAGTCAATTTGTAAACTCAACCCTTCCTGCCATCAAATCTTTAGGCTATGAAGTTATTCAACGAAATGATTATGGATTCGAATTCATTGTTCCTAAAAAAGGATTTGGCTGGGTTATATTCTACCCCAAGGGTGATAGGATATTATTGTGCAAACAAAATAAATGGATATATGGTGGTTTCTCTTGGATTCGCAAACATATACTTAAAGGCAATGGAAGTATGCAAAACAGATGTACAGACTATTATTCGGCTTCTTGATAAGAGTGCAGAGCTAATTGATAAATATTGTAAGAAGCCTTGTGAGTGTGATAAAGCAAGACAATGCAGGAAAATTAGTAAGAAACTTAAAAATAAAATTGACAATGAAAACTTTGCAAATCAGTGAACAAAAAGCTAGAGAACTCTACAAAAGTGGTTCCAGCGAGTTAAAATCTATTTTGGAAGAGTCTTTTGGAAAAGATTTTTTCTCTCAAAAGATAACAGATAGAGTTAAAACCTATGAAGATGCATGTCGCGAATTAAGTACCAGTCCTCTTGATGAAAATAAGTTGATGAAACTCGGTCTTACTAAACATGATATTGCTTATCAAAAGTTGGTAACCATTATCAAGGCCCTTAACGAAGGTTGGGTACCGGATGTATGTGATAGTAGTGTATATAGATGGTACCCGTGGTTCAAGACTAATGGTTCTCCTTCCTCTTTCGCTTTCGACGGTTCGGATTGCGGTAGTGCGTTTGCGATTGCGGGTAGCGGGTCTCGCCTTTGCTTGAAAAGTAAAGAATTGTCAGAGTATTGTGGTAAACAATTCATTGACCTTTGGAAACAGTTCATTATTTAACTAAATATTATCATCATGAAAAAAGAAAATAAAAAGATTACAGAGTTAGTCAAAACGTTTGAGGATGCCCGTAAGCTGACCGGCAGACCGGATGTTCCTGACTTTTCCAATCTTCCCACTGACATGCGCAAACATTTTGAGGCACAGTATAAGATGATTGTAATTGCAGAAGCCCTTAACGAGGGATGGATTCCTGATTGGGATAATTATAATGAATATAAGTATTATCCTTGGTTTGAAATGTCTCCTTCCTCTTTCGCTTTCCTCGGTTCGGCTTGCGATGGTGCGATTGCGATTGCGGGTAGCGGGTCTCGCCTTAAATTTCGGACACGCGAGCTTGCAAATTATGCAGCAGAGCAATTTATTGATATTTGGAAAGATATCCAGATAGGATAGGATATAAAGGTTGCCTGTCCTTGTCTCCTTCCTCTTTCGCTTTCAACGATTCGAATTACGATAATGCAAATGCGAATGCAGGTAGCAGGTCTCACCTATGTTACAATAATCCAATGGGCAGGGGCCTCACCTCTTGGTGGAAAATAACAATTCAAACGGTGTCGGTAGGGCTTATCCGAAGACTCTTATTAGAAACAAAGGCTTATGAAACGATTTGGAAATTTATACTATCGTATTTGTGACATTGATAACCTTTACCTTGCATATACCAAAGCAAGAAAAGGCAAGGGAAATACTTATGGGGTCATTCAATTTGAGAAAGAATTGGATGACAACATAAATACCCTTCATAAGGAACTGTCAGAAGGTAAATACGTTACTTCTGAATATCAAACTTTTATCATACATGATCCTAAGGAACGTGAAATATACCGGCTCCCTTTCCGTGATCGTGTTGTTCATCATGCGATAATGAATATCCTCGAAGATATATGGACTCCGATATTCATTTCACATACTTATTCATGTATTAAGGGCAGAGGTATCCATGGAGTAATGAAACATCTAAAGAAAGATTTGAAAGATATCCAAAATACAAAATATTGCCTGAAAATGGATATTCGTAAATACTATCCGTCAATAGATCATTTGATACTTAAGAATATTGTCCGAAAGAAGGTTAAGGACAAACGTCTTCTTAAGTTACTCGACGGTATTATTGATTCTGCTCCAGGAATACCTATCGGTAATTATCTTTCTCAGTTCTTTGCAAACTTGTATCTATCTTACTTTGACCACTGGCTTAAAGAGGAAAGACGTATAAAGTATTATTATAGATATGCTGATGATATGGTAATACTTTCATCAAACAAAGAAGAGCTTCACTCTCTGCTTGGAGATATAAAATCATATCTGCATAATAAGCTTCATTTAAATTTAAAAGACAATTATCAAATATTCCCGGTTGATAATAGAGGAATTGACTTTGTTGGCTATGTTTTCTTTCACACTCATATTTTAATGCGGAAAAGTATCAAGAAAAACTTCTGTAGAAAAGTAGCAGTGTTGAACAAAAAGAAAACTACATCCTGCAACTGCAAGATAGCACTTTGTTCATGGATGGGATGGGCAAAACATTGTAATTCAAAGCACTTAATTAAAACTGTAATCAAAAATGAAAAGGTTTTCTGATTTTGGAATTGATATTGACGCGGGACGTAATATTTTCCCTGTACAGCAAATATCAATAACCGATATACTCAACTGTGAGATAGAGGTACTTGACTATGAATCTGGAGTTAAAACTCAACATGGAGATAATCGTTGCGTAGTCAAGATTAGGCATGAAGGAGCTGAATATAAATTCTTTACTAACTCTTCTCCGATAAAAGAGGCACTTAGTAAAATTTCCAAAGAAGATTTTCCATTTATAGCTACAGTACGTATCAAGAAAATAGGTACTGGTAATAATAAAATGTATTATTTCACTTAAAAGATATTGTATATGAAAATTACAATCAATAAACCAACTGAATTTGAGGCTGTCTACCTGAAAGTAGATGCAGGTGTTCGCTATTGGGAGGATGCAATAGTAAACGGAATAAGAGACATTGATTTATACGAGAGTAATGGTATAGGCAGCCCTCTTATTCCTTGCGCTGTACAAATAAAAGAAGAACCTGACTATAATATATATTCAGACCATTATCGTTGGAGACCTATTATAACGATTGAAACTGGTCGAATAGTCAACTGGATGCAGGGAACAACTGCTAATGTTCACTACAAAGTGTGTGATGATTTTATATGTGATATTGTTGATGAAGATGATAGTGCTATTGTTTCTTATGACGGCTATGTGCCTAAGATCATGTGTCCGGCAGATAAAGGATATGGTGACTATATCATTATGAATATTGACGAAAACGGATTTATTCAAGGATGGAATAAGGAACTAATTAAAGAACTTGTAAAACAAGAGGAGGATTAATTATGGCAATGCATACATGGTTTGAGTGCAAGATCCGTTACGAAAAGGTGATGGATAACGGAATGCAGAAGAAAGTGACGGAACCTTATTTGGTAGATGCACTTAGTTTTACAGAAGCAGAAGCACGTATTATCGAGGAGATGACTCCATTTATAACAGGAGAATTTACCGTTTCCGACATCAAACGAGCTAACTATAGTGAACTTTTCCCCAGTGACGAGGAAAGTGCTGACCGCTGGTTTAAGTGCAAACTGATCTTTATCACCCTTGACGAGAAAAGCGGTGCCGAGAAAAAGACTTCTACCCAAGTGATGGTTCAGGCTGCCGACTTGCGCGACGCAGTGAAGAAACTGGACGAGGGCATGAAAGGAACAATGGCTGATTATCAGATCGGTATGGTATCTGAAACTTCTATTGTAGACGTATTCCCTTATGAAACTAAAGAAGGAAGTAATACTACAGAAGATAAAGAGGTAGTTCGCTTTATTGATAAGTTCCCTGAAGGGCAATGTACCGAAACTACAGTAGGTGGAAAACCGGTTATCGTTGATAAGACTGGAGGTAAAACAAAAGTAATCCCTAACAATAAATCAGATACTAATGAAGGAGATCAACAGTGAAGAATATTTGCCAGATTGGGCGATAATTGAAGACTAGTTTAAAAGCGAGGAACGATGAGTGTTATTTGTTCCTCTCTATGTGATAAGCTATCTACTACGAATTTACTATAAAGAATAAATAAGTTATAATTATGGCAGAATTTTATAATATGGGAGAACTTATTCCTATCAGAGAAAATAACGGTCAAAGAGCCGTTAACGCACGTGATTTACATGCTTTCCTAGAAAGTAAGCAACAATTTGCTGACTGGATCAAGAATCGTATTGACAAGTATGATTTCATTGAAAATCAGGATTATGTAGTTTTTCATAATTCTATGAATAACCCATCTGGCGGTCGCCCCCAAAAAGAATACGCCTTATCCATAAACATGGCGAAAGAACTTTCCATGATTGAGAATAACGTACGTGGGAAGCAAGCAAGAAAGTATTTCATCAATTGTGAAGAATTTGCCACTCAAAAAATTGTAGAAGAAAAGAAAAGTACTAAACGTGAACCATCACTAACAACTAAAGTCCGTGTTGGTCTTGAATGGGTAAAAGGCGTAAGTGAAGTGCTTAATCTAAATGATTCTTCTAAATTATCTTTAATTAGTAAAGTAGCTGCACCTCTTGGACTTCCGACACCTGATTATACTCCGTCACATGGGATACTTAAATCCGCTACTGAATTGCTCAAAGAAGCGGGTTTGTCTATCAGCGCACAGGCGTTTAATCAAAGAGCGATTCGGAAAGGTATCTTATGTGATATTAAAAGGAAATCATCAAAAGGTAAAGATAAGCATTTCAAATCAATAACCGAATCCGGGCTTCTATATGGTGAGAACCAAGTCAACCCTAATAATCCTAAAGAAACGCAGCCGCTTTGGTATAAAGATAAATTCAATGAATTATTGATGTTACTTGATTTTAAACTTGTTGAAGCGTTATGACATACGAAGAAATGAAATCTAAATATTGTGGAACCAATATTCGCAGGAAGCCAAAAAGTGAAGAACATAAGATACAGGCGTCTTGTATCCGTTGGTTCCGTCTCCAATACCCCCAACTAAGGAATATACTGTTTGCCGTTCCTAACGCAGCAAGAAGAAGTGCTAGAAACGGGGCATACATGAAAGAAGAAGGGATGCTTTCGGGAGTTGCAGATCTGATACTTCTTAAAAGTAATCGTTTCTACGGTGCTTTGTGTATAGAAATGAAAAAGCCTGGTAAATACCAAAGGGTAGTACAAAAAGAATGGCAAAAGGAATGTGAAGCGGCTGGAAATAAATATGTCGTTGTCCGTTCCCTTGACGAATTTATCAAAGTGGTAACCGATTATTTGAATAACATGTAGTTATGGCTGTTTCGCAAATTATAAAAGATATTCGTTGCCTAAAGAAACTGATAAAAAATGCTACTGGATTGAAAGTCTATGAGCAAGAAGCTATTTATCATCATGATTCCTATTGGAGCATTTCTAATGAATATAAAGACAAAAACAGTCCTCATATCACAGTTACTAGAGGTAGCTATTGGACCTTGGATGATGGGGCAGAATACAAAATATCTATTTATGCTTCCTCTTTATCGATTGGCATACGTAGAAATTTCAACGCTCCATTATTTCAATCTTATATTGACAGAATAGTTCAGGCATTAGATAGCTGTTTTGGAGAAAAGCAGTGGAATTACTGTAATGAAGAATGCATTACTTGGCGTCCAATGTCTCGATTTAGTTTTTATGTGCAGATTCCAAATTTTAAAGATTGAGACTTATGAAACCGAATGAATTAGAAGAATGGCATAAGCTATCAAAGAGCCTTCTTGCATTTACTAATGATTGCAGTGAGGACATAAAGCCTTATATTCTTGGACAGCTGGAAGCTTTATGCGAGATACTGTCTGGACAAATTGATTTTGAGAAATAAAACTTGTGTCGATTGGTTCAACTCCTATTATCGGCAAATCGTTCTTTGACATTTTGTTTTCAGCTTTTAATCTGCCTTATTACTGCATTGGAATAAATAAAGCCAGATATAATGTCTGGCTTTATTTATCAATTAGTCCGAACCTTTTTAATTCGGCTTTATTGATTCGAGAGTTACTCTTTATCTTATCACAAACAAGGCTAATATCTTCCTCATCCAATGTGCCTAAACTAGTACTTTTAAGAAGTTTGTTCTTCTTTACTATTTTAATTGAAGAGCAATCTATGTAGCTATCATATGAAAGGAAATCATAACTTTCCCCTTTTATAAGATGTTGCATTGCTCGTACATTAAGTGGCAGATTCATATTAATAAAGGAGTTAAAGATGACACCACCATAAACGTTTCCATCGTTATCAAAGCCAAGTACTACAAAAAATTTATCACGACTGGTATCTCCGGGTTTGGGTACTACTCCATTGGCTTTGTTCATCGTAACAAAAAATACATCCCCTATCTTAATTTCCGAAGGTTTCATCAAATGCTATTGAATCATTAATATATTTTACAAGTTCATCATTAGCTCCTCCATCAAGGGCAATATCCCCCGGATCAATAACATGATTCCCCTTTTTGTCTCTCGCTTTTTGCCAACAAGTTGTATGAGAAGTTTTTTCCAACTCCTTAAAACTCATTTTCCCGTATTTGGAAATACATAAATCTAAAGTGTCTTTATCATATTGTGAAAGATAATCCATATTCGGTTCACGTTTAGATAATAGATAGTAATCTACAACATGAACATCATCTGTCATTTTTGAAAGAACGCTTTTTTGCCCCCGTATTGTACTATACAAAATTGTTGGTACTGGTCCATGGGGAAGAGCACAAAACTTATCTGCTATCATCAGTTGTCCCCAGTCAACCAAGCTGCGTTGATTGGCAAAATATAATATCTTGAACAAATGATAATAGTCCATACCCCCAGTTTTATTAAGGATATAAAGTACTATTTCTATGATTTTTTGTTGTTCAAATTTTGTCATTTTTTTAGGGTTCTTGGTCACTAATTATATAACTGCATATTCAAATATATGCATTTTAATGCAAAGAAACAAACAATAATTCAATAAGCAAACGATTAACGGCTTAATTAACACGTTAATTAACATGTTTATAGCTAAAATATCGGTTTATTAGGGAGCTATATAAATAAAGAGATGCATTTCATCCCTTATTTGTTAGCCTTTCTCGATTGTTGTTTTGACTACTATCGGTTGTCCGCAGTGGGGGCAGATGTCAGACTTGGTTTGTTGGGCGACTTCTTCCGGGGACGCGAATAGCTGCCACATGGGGACGTTGAGGGCGGTGGCGATTTTTTCAAGTGTAGCAGTTGTCAATGATTCAGCAGCAACCATTTGTCTAACAGCAGATAGGCTTACATTCATTTTATCTGCCAATTCTTGTTGTGTGTAATGTTTCTCTTTTAAAAGTTCCTTTATTCTCATAATTATCTTTTTGATTTCAAAAATACAGATTATTTATGAAGAATACAGTATATACTATATTAATTTATGCAAAAGAAATAGTATATTATAGTTGTTTTGTTTGGCGATATACAGTAAATACTGTATCTTTACATCAAATAAAAGAACTAATAACAATTAACTCCTAAATATATGAAACGCTACAATTTATCAGAGATAATGAAAAACGCTCACAGATCGTATAAGTATTCAGGCAAGCAGCAAGGTAAGACTTTCGGTGAGGTGCTTAAAGCAACTTGGAAGCTTGCAAAACTTCAAGCTATCTTCACGCAGGAAGCAGTAAAAGCACGAACTGATAAATTCTTGACAGAAAGTAACGAAGCTATAAGAAGAGCGGCTAAGTCTACTCCTAGCAAAGCATACAATGATTTATCAATTCCTTCGTCGGCATATTACAATCCGAATAGCACCGGTAGATATGGGGCCCATTATGTAGGAGATTAACTAACACTTTAAAATATAAAACAATGAAATACGAAGTTTCTAAGAAAGGTTCAAGCGTAACATTTAAGTTCGAAACATACGAACAGGCGGCTGATTTCTGCTATATGTATGTCATGTCAATGCACGTGAAAGGTGATAGATTCCCTGAACTTTCAATTAGAGAGATAAGCGAGTAATCAGAACATTAAAATTTAGAGCAATGGACAATATTTTGAACTCAACAGTTGAAATGAGCCAAGCAGAACTTATTCTTCAGTTGGCCAAGACGAATGTGGAACAAGAGAAAAGGCTTAAAACTACAGAGCTAAGATTAAGCGCACTCGAAGAGGAAATAAAAAAGTTGTCTTCAAAGTGCATTGGTAACTATGGGTGCTCCACCATGTCATCATATATCCAGAGGTACAAATTACCGATTTATGTGAGTGACATTTCGAAGCTTAGTAATGATGCTGCACGATTATGCAGAAAAAGGGGGTATCCGGTCAATAAGGTAAATATTGAACGTTTCGGTGCAATCAATGTTTATCCGGACTTCATTCTTCATGAACTACTGGATGACTATATAAGGACCACACAGCGTCTTAATGGAAGTATAATAAGATAATAATACAAACTATAAAGCAATGATTAAGGTAGAAATAAGCCAATACTTAGCAATGTTAAAGTCATTCACTGAATGCGCTCAATACAGAGCGGAGTGTTACCGGTTAAAAGCTGAAAACGAAAAGCTAAGATCTGAACTGTCGGATAGTTTAAAAGATTCTCGGTCTCCCCGTAACAAAATCGAATACTTCGATTACGGTAGCCGGATAGGAACTAACTAAGATGAAAGTTGTGTTGGGGCTTCGGTCTGACACTTTAAGTTGATGCCAATCGACACAGTGACAATCTGAAAAATGGTTGTCACTGTTTTACCGGTTTTAAGTGGTTCTAAGAGAATCATGTGATTTAAAATAAGGCACTTATATACGACCCTGCACTAAGTGTTTGGGTTATAACTAAAAGTTATTGCGACGGGCTGAGTGTTGAGTCGTATATAACTGCCTAAAATAATAACTATCATCTTTGATTATTCAAAGTAATATAGAGTTGAAAATAGTACATAAAACAATTTTATTAACAACATAAATAATTAGTATTATGGAACAAGAATCAAGCGCAATCAATCCGTATAACGGAATATTTGGGCAACAAGGTTGGATTTGTCCGAAGTGTGGAAGGGTATATTCACCATATACTCAAATGTGTTTGTATTGCAAACCTGATGATATAACTACTATTTCTAATCTTAGCGACCTTTCTAACAAGAATGTCAGCGAAGAAGAACTAAGAGAAAATCGTAAAACCAAATAAGATATGAAACAGACATTAGAAGAAGCAGCAAAAGAAAATATCTTATTTAACCATAGAACGGTTGATCGTACTTTGTCAGGTGGCAACTTGGCGCAATTTGGGATAACGAATTTTATTCAAGGCGCCGAATGGCAAGCAAAGCAATTATCTTGCGTAAGTGCATATGAAAAATTGCTGGAATCTAACAAAGATGATTTTTTAAGCCATCATATAGATAAGGTCAAAATGGAAATTATTCGCATTGTAGCTAATGATGCGCAAGCAGTGACTTTTCAAACACTTGGACAGTATAGAAGTTGGCTAATGAAAACTATTAACGAGTTAAGTTACCCAATACCTGAATTATGAGTAGAACACCTAAAATAAATAGAGTTTGGAATAAACAGGAGAAACGGATAGTCCGGCTTCTCTATCGCAAAGGATTTGAGATAGATTTATCAACCTTGTATTGGGCCTCCTATAAAGAGACAGGAAAGAAGTACAGACATAAAGGCTCTCCGTATAACTATCCGGGTTATCGTGATGAAGTCTATTTTTGTACTTGGGACTATTGGGGAGAATGTGATGAACATCCTTTAGTTGACCGTTTTATAGAAAAAACGACATGGGAAAATATTCCTGATGACGTACTAAAGAACTGTGGTGATATGTGTGAAGTATATTCACGATCAAATTTCCAATATAAAGGTAGAAAGTGGCTGATTAAATATTTGTCAGCCCTTCCCACCGTTAGATGCGATTCGAAGATAAATAAAATTCTGAGAATCAAACATTATTAAAAACTATACAGAAATGAATTATGGAAGAGATAGATTTGAATGATACTGTTACTGTGGAACTGACAGAATGGGGAGCAGTATATCTTAATGCGATAAATATGTTTAAGAGACTAACCACTCTAAAAAACTGTTCTTATAATCACCATTATAAAACGGACTATAAAGAAGGTGATATTTATAGAAACCAACTTTATCAGTTAATAGCAGAGTTTAAAGACGGGATTAGGTTTGATAAACCGAAACCTTTTAATAAGTTGAAGAAAGCATGTTAAACCAAATAATAAAAAGTTATGGGATTTACAACGTCTTGTTTTATTAGAAAAAATACGGAGGAACTTCGTAAAAAATTGGAAGAGCTGGGATATAACCTACTTAATTCCGGTGATACGACTTTAGATGCACATAATTATGACGGTAAGGGAAGTCATAAAAATATCGAAGAAGGGAGAGCTATCATTACGTCTTATGGGAATCTCTATGGGGTGATATATAATGTAGATGCTGTCACCAAGAAAGGAAGGAGTGATTGCGGAACCAATGAGGAACTTTTCCTGGCTATAGCTGCATTAAGGGATGATAGTAACTACATGCAGTGGTTTATTTGTACTGAGGATTACATAGAATCCCCTGCTAAAGAATGGAAAGTCGGAGATTGGGATTTAAATACCTGTCCGGATGTTACGTATGAACAGCAATTACCACATTGGCGTAAGGCTACGGTAGAAGAACTTATTAATCATTTCAAATAAAAGCATAGTACTTGTATGGAAATAAACTGTAAATACTGCCCTAAAAATGACGGTGCAGGGACGTGCAAAATAGATGACTGTCCTCTTCTTCCTATTATACAGGAAATAGAAAAAATGCAGTCATTCCTTGAAACAACCGCTAGTGATAACCCAAAAGAACTGATAGAACGTCTTACTGACATAAATGTCTACTTGGCCCGTTCAGGGAAACTCTTAGCTGATGCAAAAGCATATCAGGATCAAGTGACTGCAAATATATATTCGCAGCACATGGAGTTTATATCGCGGGTTCCGGCTACTGTTGCAATAAAGTTTGTTGCAGCCCAAAGTGTGACTGCTAATCAGTTGGTTGTATGGCTAGATCGCATAAATCGAACACTTGTTCATGCTGGAGATAATATACGTACGCAGATATCCTTTGCAAAGCAGGACATGGCATTGCAAAGAAAGGGATATTGAAAAAACGTTAATCACGGAAAAATAACTGATTTAAAGTGATTGTTTTTACGTCACTTTTGTTTAGCTTTACACCGTGAAAATAATGAATCATCTTAGTGGTGTTTGATGACAAAAGGATATTAAATAGGCTTTCTTGGAGTATATACCCTAAACACCACATCAAGGGTATAGAAACTCGAAAGCCTTCGCTTTTTATAGATGAATACAATAGGCATACATGGCAAATCCATTGGTTAATTTCTAAAATACTAGATTTAATTATGTCGAGACCTAATAAGACAGGTTTGAGTTATTTCCCAATGGATGTTGATTTATTCCAAGACATACGAATAAGGAAACTAATCAAGTATCAGAGTGGCAAGGCTATAACAGTATATGCTCTCCTGCTATGTCTTATCTACCAGCGTGGGTACTACATGAGGTGGGATGAAGAGTTGCCCTTCATTATATCGGAACAAACCGGGTTTGAAGAGGCGTATATACTGGAGGTCATCAGAAGCTGCATGACACTAGGGTTATTCTCCAAGAAACTGTATGATGACGAACAAATCATTACGTCAAAAGGGATTCAAGAGCGATACCTGTATATATGTAAACTGCTCAAAAGAAGAGTGAGCATTACTGAATATTTGCTTATTGATGAAGAAAAGGAGCTTGTTACTTCTCAAGAAACCGGGGTTATTTCCGGAAAAACCCCGGTTATTTCCGAAGAAACTGCTTTAAATTCGGTGAAAATGCAACAAAAGAAAAGAAAGGAAAAGGAAATAAAAGAAATCTCTCTATTGAGAGATAAAGAAAAGTTTCCCCCTCCCGAGGTTGTAGACAAAACATTAAGCGAATGCTATGATGAACTATCATGTGACAGAAGTTGGATTGAAATCGTAACGATGAATACACGTAATTCCGGTCATAAGGATTTTACGATAGACATGTTCGGAATGTATTTAAAACGTTTTTTCGAGAAGCTCCAAAACGAGGGAGAGGTAAGAAAGTCTCCCAAGGATGCAAAATCGCATTTCTCCCGTTGGTTGAATATTGAACTGAAAAAGAAAGGCAATTATGAACCAAAACCAATTACCAACAACATCTACGAGCAGAAGCGAATTGATTCTGAGCGGAGAAAATCTAAACTCATGGCTGAGTTCGCAGAAGCGGACGCAAAATTCCTTGCAGAACAAGAAGCTAAACGAAAAGCAGTTGGCTTTATTGGAGAAATATCCGACACCTTCCCGGATGGCGGTTGATTACAATCCTGACCTGCAAGGGAAACTTGCGAAGTCGAATCTTACACTTGCGGATATTGCAATGAATGACAACATACCTTCGTTGTCCATCATCCGCTCCGTGTACGGTGAAGACAATGCACTCAGGTGGCTGAAAGTACAGTTTGACAGCCTAAACGATTATGCGGAGCAAGGGAAGGGTATAGCAGACTCACAACTGGATGAACTTTGTATTCTTGTCCTGGGTGAGTATTATTGGATGAATTTAGCTGAAATATGCAACTTCATATCCAGGCTCAAGTTGGGAAAATATGGGCAGTTTTATGGAGCCATTGGTCCGATGAAGATTACTTGTTCGCTCCTGGAGTATATTAAAGAGCGACGTATTGACATCGAACGTTATGAACGAGAGCAATACCGCATTCAACGCCAGAAGGAGATAGAAGAACGTGGGAACAACATGATTCCTTATGCTGAATATCTTGATCGAGAACGGAAACTTGTAGAAAGTGGGGATAAGGATGCTATTGAAAGAGCTTCGAAGCGTATTGGAAGCACTTGTTTGTCAACAGGTTAATTAAAGATAAAGCCTTGTGAATAAAACAGGTAACGTTTGTTTACAAGTGGAAAAATAAGTAACTTTATACCTGTAAATCAGAAATATATAAAATATAAGAGCAATGAAAACAATTAGAAAATTAACTGAAAGGGAAGTGGTACTCAACAGGCTCATACAACCTATTCTTATGCCTGTTATTTACTCACTAAATTACAAAGTTAGTAACCAAACAGATGATAATTCAAGGTTATCCAGTAATTTGTAACGGCATTCATAATGTCGGAAGGCATCTTAAGCCTATGTGCAAACAATGCCCGTTGTATACCAAAGGAAAGCAGCCATTTAGAAGTTCATGGCGTATAAGTGGAATTGAAAAATGTATTATAAATCATGTTAGTAGGAACAACAAATCTTAATACGACGCTCAATATGGCATACGTCCTGACCGACGTCGTGGAAACGCTTCTCTACGATTTGAGAAGTGAAATGGGAAAACAAGGTTATGAATTGCGTCATGATGCAAAACGCAACTTCAACACTGCGATTTCCTCCATCCGTAAATTGAAGCTTGACGTTGACAAAACGCAGCTCTCTACACAGGAAAACTTCGGGAATGACTCCGATTGTCTTCTTGCCTTCATCCGGCTATTGGTAGATCGCTGCGGTGATGATGACAAGAAGATGTTTGAGTTCTATAATTATATCAAGCGGTATCCGTCTCAACTCGGCTTGAAACTGTCTGATGAAAAGTGTGTGTTTGCGCATGTTTTTGAGAATAAATAACTATCAAGACAAATAAGAAAGGAACTAATATGAAATTAACAAAAGAAGAAGATAAAGTAATCTGCAAGTTTTTAAAAAATGTATCGGACGAAGGAGGTAAAAGCCTGGTTAGATTAATGCAGTTTGTTCTTATAAAACTATCAGAAGATGCTATTCTGATGAACGCTGCCGAAGTAGTTTTAAGTCAAATTATGGCTTTCGAAGGCGAGAAATACAATACACGCATGGCCATCCAATACTCTAAAGTCGGTGAAAAAACTTTGGAAGAACGTGCATACGAAATAGCTGACTGGATGCTTTCGTTAGGATCTGAAAACTGCGATCTTCGGGAAGAGTTGAAAAAGGCTATTTTAGCCGGATATAATTTGCATCATGAAGATTTCGATGACGAAGAATAATTCAAATTAAGATAAAAATGAAAGCAGAATTATATAAAGAACTACGCCAGTCTGAGCAATACATGGAAATGCTGGAAGCTGGTATAAAAGCTCTTTCTGAGCTTTTGGAAACATTTGATATAGTGAATAAAATAAGAGAAAATACTATAGTAGAAGCTCACGGACACTTAACCATTGAGCTGAATGATGAAAAAGAATATTATAAACGATTGATTAAACAATTAGATAATAAAAATTAGAAAGGAATAAATTATGAAAAGTGGAATCGAAATTATAGCAGAAGAACGCAAGAGACAAATTGAAGTTGAAGGATGGACACCGGAACATGATGATGAACATCGTTGTGGGGAATTGTCCGATGCAGCAGCTTGTTATGCCACCAGAGGTTACTGGCGTAATTATCAACGTAATCCAGCTTATTCCATGATATGGCCTTTTAGCGTAGATTGGTGGAAACCAATGGCAGATGATTTATTAGGGGAGGAATACATTGATGGTCGTATAAAAGAGCTTGCAAAAGCTGGTGCACTCATTGCTGCCGAAATTGATAGATTGCAAAGATTGAAATAGTCCTCAAAATAAAGATAGAAAGGAATATTTATGAAGAGTAAAAAAATAACCGTAATCATGCTCGCTTATCTGCCAAATAGAGTTTCAAGAGATATTAGACCGACAGGTAGAACGAGTTTTGAAAGGAGAAATTAGTATTAACGATGTAGCCTGAAAAGGCTCAAAACAATTTAGAAATGAATAGTGATGGTAATAAAATTCTGGATGCTATTAAGAGAATGGCAGCAGATGACAATAAAGGTTTGATAATGACCACTACGATAGTCGATGTTAAAGATGATCCGCGCGGCTCAATCGTTGGCTTTGGGACTGAAAAAGTTTGCGGAGATGATGCATTCGCCCAGACAATGGGTTTACCAGGCAAGTATATGGCATGTGCCTTTTTTATAGATCGAGAAGAACTAAAGAAATACCTCTAAACGATACAGTAATGAAGAAAATACTAATAATTCTCGCAGTCACCTCGCTGATAGGCTGCACTACCCCCAAAGCCTCACATACGACATTTAAGAGAGAATATAAAGAGAACCGCTTTACAAAACAGTTTCAAGAAGCGGATTCAATGTTTAATCAAAAATATTTATTAAAATGAAAACATTAGATGAAAAGGCTGCTGAATATGCAGCGAGTGTAGTATCGTGTAATAAAGAAGCAAAAGAGTGTGAGGGACTTATTCAAACAGCTTACATTCTTGGAGCAACAACGGAAGGAGAATTGTTGAGAGAAGAAACAGGAACCTTCGGGCAAGCACTTGAATCCCTCAAACGGGGGCATCTTGTTACTCGTAAAGGATGGAATGGCAAAGGTATGTTTATATTCATGCGTCCTGCTGATGAACTTCATATTGGCTTTGTAGCCAAAGATATTAAGTCTTTACCTCAAAAAGTGAAAGATTACTATTATCAGGATTGTGTTGACGAAAACGGTAATCCTATCGAACTGGAAAAGGATGACACAGTAAAATTCACAGCATACATTTGCATGAAAGCCGCTGATGGCTCTATCGTAAACGGTTGGCTTGCTTCCCAAACGGATATGCTTGCTAACGACTGGATGATATTTGAGTTTTAACATACTGCCATACGGTGGCTGAACGTCCGCCGTATGGCTCAAAACAGAATAGTAATGAACAAAAATATAATCATAAAGAAAGAGAAGCCTATCTGTCAGTTAGATGGGCTTCCGGGAGTAAAAAGACGTAAGGTTGATGCGTATAGTATCAATAATACAAGTGACATTGAATCAACCATCGAACTGGGATATGCGTGTACTTCTGCCGGAGATAATGGAGCTATAAATGTTTGGAAGGATGATGCAGGAATTATTCGCGGTGAATTAATGCGGTACTGTGTAACTGTTGAAAAAAGAACGTTTACCAGCTATGCAGAAGTGGAAAAATGCGTTAGTGATTGGCTTGAAAGGATTAACCCATAACAGTACAGAAATGAAAGATTCAGAAAAATATATTGCAAGTATAATAGATAAATTCCCCATCAATAGTTTGCCAAAGTTTACGATACATGAGTTATCTCACATTATCAATTTGGTTCGCAATGAAGAACGTCAGAAAGCGACTGAAGCATTTCGTATTATGGGAGAAGAAACACGCTTTGATATTCCTATAGACGTTTTAGGGAAAGCGAGAGAAATTTTTGAACGAGAGTTAAATTCAGATTAGTTTAGAAATGAACACAAGTTTTGAAAGAACGGCTGCTGCTACCGATGAATGGTACACACCGAAAGAAATAATAGACAGTTTAGGCAGATTTGACCTCGACCCGTGCGCTCCCATAAATCCACTTTGGCAGACAGCTAAGATAATGTACAATAAGAGCGATGACGGGTTATCTAAGAAGTGGAGGGGTCGTGTTTGGCTTAATCCTCCTTATTCCCGTCCTCTTATCGAGCAATTTGTTCGCAAGTTAGCGGAGCATGGTAACGGTATAGCATTGCTTTTTAATCGTTGTGATAGTAAGATGTTTCAAGATATCATCTTTGAGAAAGCTACGGCTATGAAGTTCCTCCGAAATCGTATTAGGTTCTATCTCCCAGACGGTACTCGTGGAGATTCGCCCGGTTGTGGTAGCATTTTAATCGCTTTCGGCGAAGAGAATGCAGAAGTATTAAGGACATGCGACATCGCAGGTAAATATGTACGAATCAATTAGAGTAAAACAAAGAAGATATGAAAGAATCACATACAGGCATTGGGATATGCCATTGTTACCAATGTCGAATGGATAAAAAACATTGCAGTTCTAAAAAAAGAAAGTTTGAGAAACGGGCTATAAATAAGTTCCGTCGGAAACAATTGAAATTAGATGAAATAATAAAATGCAATCGTTTTGGAAATATTGGGCTTGATCCCAATATTTTCCGATTTTAAAAAAGAAAGGATCTAATTATGAAACAGACAGTAGAAAAAGCAGCAATATCATTTGCAAATAAATGCCGTGTTGCAAATATTAAAGGAGGTCTTGACTATCCTTATGATGAACTTGATATGAGAAATGCTTTTGAGGAAGGAGTAAATTGGCAGTCAAAGCAATCTCCTTGGATAAGCGTGGAGGAACGGTTGCCTGAATATCCGTGTTGGGTGCTTGTGACAGGTAAGGAGTATAAATATCGAATTTTGTTTTACTGTGGAGGTAAGTTTTATACAGATAAAAGTTTAACATCATATGATGGGAGCATTCTTTTCTGGATGCCCATTCCCACCTTCGATGAAATCCTTGAAGCGAACAAAGATGTGTTGAAACGAATTAAAGAGAAAGGAGATTAAATATGAAAGCAAGAGTAAAATCAACCGGAGTTCTGATAGATGTAATTCCGAAAATAAACACCAGTGCGCAACATAGCATAGATAATCTGTATGTATGCGATAATATGGTTTTCAGAGAGTGTGAACTTGACTTTTTAAATCTTGGAAATTCAGCTATTGATTGGGAACAGAGGCGTTATGAAATAGCGAAAGCCGCTATGCAAGGGATTTTATGCGCTCCTATTGTTGAGGGAGTAGATCCTAATCCAACACCTTGGGAACTGGCAAGGATGGCAGTAAGAAACGCTGATGCTCTTATTAAAGAACTAAAGAAAGGGGAATAACCATGACCGAAGAGCTTGTAACGTTTGAAACAGCAAAGTTTTTAAAAGAAAAAGGTTTTGACATAGCTTGTGAAAATGTTGTTAGAGAAGATAAAACGCGCATGAATACTTTATTTAGAATAAATAAGAATCTACCTAAAACATGTTATTCTCTACCTACCCAAGCTATTGCGGCTAAATGGTTAAGAGAAAGACACGAAATAAATGTGTCTGTACTTAGAATGACAGAAAGATATGGTGGTGCGGTTGCTGAACATAATCTGCTGAAATACTTTTATCATATTCAAATCCCTAACAGACAATCTATAGTTGATGTAGGTATATATTATTTCACCTACGAAGAAGCACTTGAAGCAGGAATACAGGAAGCATTAAAACTTATGTGATTATGGACAATATTAATTTGAATAAATGGCGCGACCGTGCTTATAAGACCGCTTGTGAGCACGGTTTCCATGATAAGGAGCTGAGTAAAGAACACTGCCTTTGCCTTGTCATTTCTGAGCTTATGGAAGCTGTGGAAGCGGACCGAAAAGGTAGATTAGGAAAAAATTGTAAACGTCGTTTTGAAATGGAATACAATCGTTACCCTGCATTGGTGAAAGAAGAGATGCGATTCAAATGCACGTTTGAAAAGCATATAAAAGATTCACTTTTTGATGAACTGAGCGATGCAGTTATACGCTTGCTTGACTTGTGCGGAATGTGTAAGATAGATTTAGAAAATGACTGCTTAGACAATGAAGTGCTTGAAGAATATTCGCGTATATTCATTGGCAAAACATTCACAGAGTCTATTTTCAATATTACTAAAAATCTTATTGATGGAGATATATCCTACTCTCTAATTAAGATTTTCGGGCTTGCTAAGCATCTTGATATTGATTTGCTCTGGCATATTGAACAGAAACAAAGATATAATGAATTAAGACCTATGTTGAACGGGAAAAGATATTAATCATGAATCATACAATAAAATTCAGAGGGAAAACGGTTAATGGCAATAAATGGGTATATGGAGATTTGCTTCATATTGCTGGAGGATATATTATATATCATGGCTCTCAAAAAGATTGTGAGATTACTACCGGCAAGCATGTTGCCGTTGAGTTGCTTCATGATGAAATCTCTGTTGTTGTTCCAGAGACCGTCGGGCAATTTACTGGTTTATTCGACAAAAACGGAAAAGAAATATATGGAGGTGACATTGTACAACTTGACTATATTACAACGATTGGAAAACATCGCATAGGACTTTCATTTGAAGTTAAATGGTGTACCCAAGAAGGATGTTGGGTTGGATGGGATGGCTTTGTAGAAAATGCTCTTCAACAAACATGCAAAATGTTTGTAGTTAAAGGAAACATTTATGATAATCCGGAGTTGATGAAGGAGGAATTATGAAAAAGATACTTTTTAATGATAAATATGAACTTGCACAGGCTGTTCTTGACGGTCGGAAGACGATGACGAGAAGGGCAATAACTTGTCCGAGAACCTTTAGAGGTGAATGGGTTGCAGGATTCAATGTGCATATCCAGCAATCTGACAGGAAAATAGTTGATTATCCTTGTATGTACGATGCAGACGAAAGGGAATTTGATGGGGGCCAAATACTTCCAAAATACAAAGTAGGCGAAGTGGTTGCTATTGCGCAATGCTATAGGGATATTGACCAGCTTCACCGAAATGGTAAAAATGCAGCTTATTTAGAACTGTTACCTGGACTGAAATTATATCCAGGATGGGGTAACAAAATGTTTGTTAGATCTGATCTAATGCTACATCATATCCGTATTACTGATATCAAAGTCGAGCGCCTAAAGGGTATATCTGATACAGATTGCTTACGTGAGGGAATAGTGAAGGGGCAATGCGGCTCAAAAGAAACACATTTATCAAGTGTTGATACAAACATTTGTACTTGGGAAACAGAATATTCTGTTGACTATCTAAAAAACGGTAAGACATGGACGATGATTGGGGTTCCTGCAAGAGCGATAGATTTAGCATAAGTTTAACCGCAGGGCGAAAGCCCTATATAACACATAAGAGCAATGAACACATATTACAAATTTGCGCCAAACGTATTTTTGGCAAAGTGCGAAGAAAAGCACGAAAGAGGTGAGGAAATTCTAGTTACCACTAGGTATGGCAAAGAAAACGAAAGCATAGTTTTCAATCTAATTTTTGAGAAAGACGGTTTTTACTATTACTCCATCGTCCGTGCTGACGGTTTTAACGTTCAGGAATGGGCGAAGCAAAAGGCAGAACGCAGACGTGAATGGGCTGTATCCGCAGAACGCAAGAGTACTGAATTTTATAACAAGTCGAATAAGGATGCTGATTTCCTTTCACTTGGAGAACCTATCAAGGTCGGACATCATAGTGAAAGAAGACATAGAAAAGCAATAGATGATGCCTGGAACAATATGGGTAATTCAGTGACAAGGCTAATGAACATGAAAGAATAGATAACTCGATAATTCGTAACCTATTACTACAATAAATAGGTAATCACCATTCATTACCAATCACTTATACTTTTTTAGTAACATCAGTGGACAAATATAAAATAATAAATTAAAATTATTAACTTTGCATTACATGTCAAGTGGCATGTAGCTAATCGGACGAAAAGACATGAGGTTATCAATAAAACAGGAAAATTTTTGTAATTACTACATTGAATGTGGGAACGCATCCGAATCTTATCGTCGTGCGTATTCTTGTAAGAATATGAAAGACAACACTGTTAATCGGAAAGCGATTGAACTGTTAAATAACGGCATGATTACGGCAAGGGTCAAAGAATTGCAATTAGAACAAAAGGAGAAGTCAGATATAACTAAAGAGCGTATCTTACAGGAATTATCCGGTATTGCATTTTCTACCATCGCCGATATGCATAATACTTGGATTGAACGTAAGGAATTTGACCGGCTTTCTAAGAAAGAAAAATCATCAATAAAAAGTATTTCTACAAAAGTGCTTAAAAAGAATATCGGCACAAGAGATGAGCCGGAAATAGTGGATGTTGAGTATGTGAAGATAGAGTTGTACGATAAAATAAAAGCTATTGAGCGTATCTGCAAGATGCTTGGTTTTGATTCACCAACAGAAGTGAATATCAACAAGGACAGTGAGGATATGTCCCGTGAAGATATGTTGGATGAATTAGAACGTCTGGAAAAATTGCGTGAGGAATAATGAGATTAACTGATGCACAGGTAAAAAGAAAGCTTGAGTTGGAGCGTCTGCTATTGAAAATGGATGCTCCCAATATGTTTTATAAATTTATTCCGTATATCAATGCGTCATATACCAGTATGTGGTTCCACAAGGTTATTGCTGATCATTGCCAAATGCTTTTTGATGGTAAAATCAAGAATTTAATGGTATTCATGCCGCCACAAAATGGGAAATCTGAAATTGTATCTCGTAATTTCCCAGCGTTTGCTTTAGGCTGTAATCCTGATCTTAAAATTGTCGGTACATCGTATAGTGCTAATCTTGCAGAACAATTCTCGCGTTCTATTCAGCGTATTATAGATAGCAAGGAGTATCAAGCTATATTCCCCAATACTTATCTTAATGGAAGTAATGTCAGGACGTGTGTAAAAGGTTATTTGCGCAATGTGGATATATTTGAGACGGTGGGGCATAAAGGTTTTTATAAGGCGGTTGGTGTCGGTGGTTCTTTGACGGGAACGCCAGTGGATATAGCCATTATTGATGACCCGGTAAAGGATGCAATGGAAGCCTATTCTGTTACTTACAGAGAGCGCGTGTGGGATTGGTATACTTCAGTGTTGCTTACACGTCTTCATAATGAAAGCAAACAGCTTTTTATTATGACGAGATGGCATGACGATGACCTTGCCGGACGCATATTGAAGAAGGAACCTGACAAATGGACTGTATTGTCTGTTCCTGCTATACGCGAGACACTTGAGGATGGGAATGATTTTGACCCTCGCAAGGTAGGCGAGGCATTGTGGCCGCAACGTCATTCTTTGGAAAGGCTTCTTGACGCACAAAAACGTTCGCCAAGATTCTTTTCTGCGTTATACCAGCAGCATCCCACCGTTGAAGGAGGTAATATTATCAAGGAAGCGTGGTTTGGTCATATTTCTGCTTTTGACTTTAAGAAAAAGCTTAAATATGAGCCTATAATCTTTTTTGTCGATACGGCTTATACGGAAAAAACGAGCAACGATCCGACTGGCATACTCGGTTCCTGCATGATTGGTAATGATATATATATTGTGTGTGGAAAGAAGGTGAATATGAAGTTCCCTGAATTGTGCCGTTTTCTTCCTTCCTATGTACGTGACAATGGATATGGAAGTGATAGTACGGTAAGGATTGAACCGAAAGCAAATGGTCTTTCCGTAATAGACCAATTACGCGAAACAACCAACCTGAGTGTTGTTGCCACTTCTTCACCAAAAGACAGCAAAGAAACAAGGTTAAACGCTGCCTCTCCTTTTGTTGAGAGTGGACGTGTGTATCTTGTGGATGGAGATTGGAATGAAATGTTTATTGATGAGGTGTGCGGTTTTCCTGCAAAACCTCATGATGAGTTTGTGGATTTGCTTTGCTACTCGATAGATTATCATCACAGAAGCTTTAATGAATTGAGTGACGAGGAGATTCTAAGGGATTTTCTTTGATTATATGAAAGAAGTGACTCTAAATACGTCACTTCTTTAAATTAAATTCCTATATTTGCATCGTGAAAACAATAAGACTGGTCGAGTGAAGCCCTCCGGAAACAAGATATTAATGTAAAGTGTCTATTTAATGCTACGGGGCTTCACAATATGCGTGGCAAAGGATAGGCACTTTATTTTTTATCTGCGTGAAGAGGCGCAGTACATTATGAAAAATAATCATTCATATGCGAGTATTCGCAATTTACTGCCGAAAACATTTGCTGTTGTGAAAAGTATTAGTACCTTTGCGGTGCGACAACTTTATTTACATAACAGCTATGTGGATTTTTTATATCCATACGGCATACTTTTTAATAATATATTGGAGAAGTTACACTCGTGTCTTTATTCGCCGCATAGCAGTAAAGAGGTTGTCGCAGACTTAGGGTGTACTTCTCCTTTTTTTGTAAACAAATAATTTCATTTCATGCGACAACCAAATGAAATCTATTTGAACGGGAATAATAGTACCGTACAAATTGCGTCAGCTCACGAGACGAGCAAGACTTTCTCCTATAATGGGAACGATGTCCTTTTTGACATCAAAGATGATGTTATGGTTAACGCCACACAGCTTGCTAAAATCTATGGAAAGCGCCCTGCTGAATATTTGAGATTGCCAGATACGGTAAAATTGATTAATGCAATTACAAGAAAATATGGTATTTCTGAAAATCAATTAGTTGTAACATCAAAAGGTGGGAATATTAGCGATATGGGAAAATCCCACATCGTTGATAATCAACAAGGTACTTGGATGCACAGATTAATAGTAGTTGATTTCTGTCAATGGTTAGACATTGATTTGAAACTATGGTGTACCGAGAAGCTTGACGAGTTAATGAGATACGGTATGACCGCCACGCAGCCAACGCTTGAGCAGATGATTAACAACCCTGACCTTGTTATAAGTCTTGCCACACAACTAAAGAGCGAACGTGAGGAGAAGCAACGATTGGCATTGGAAGTGCAGAAAAAGGAACAGGAGAAGCTGTCTATCATAGAGGGAACAAAGCCAGCCGTAGTATTCACGGAATGTGTAACAAGCTCGTCTACCAATATTCTCATAGGAGATCTTGCGAAACTTATCACTCAAAACGGATATAAGATTGGAGAAATAAGGCTTTATGAATGGATGGTAGAGAACAAGTACCTTATCAGAAAGCAGCGATACAGCAAGTCGAAGAATAAATACGTAAATGACTATATGCCCACACAGAGGACGTCAGAAATGGGATTGTTCTTTGTGAAAGAAAGACCGATAGTGTCGGGTGGAAGTCCCATTTTTATAAAACATACCTGTTACGTTACAGGTAAAGGCCAGGTGTATTTTCTGAATAAGTTTAAATCTTTAATGGCTGCATGATCATGGAAATAAAAATGAATAATAGCTTAACATTTGATGAAGTAGCAGATAAGTTGGGATGTTCAGTGGAGGAACTTTAAAAATTGGCTTTAGAAAATGGCTTGATTGACGAGAATGGAAATCCTACCGAAATGGCCAATAAGAGAGGGACTTCTTCTGATGGAAGTTGGCGAAAATACAGTGAGTTGACATATAAATGCGTAAGACGCTGTGATAAACTAGCACAGCGTCTTTTGTATGTCACATTAATTTATAATTGCTTATTTATCAATTGTTCGACTTTCTTAAGCCTCTCGGCGTATTTTTTCTCTTTCGGGAATGTAGATATGGCTTTTTTAATAATACGCAGTTCGTTCACGTAATCCTTTTGTTTTCTATATAATATCATAAGTCTGTCATAAGAATGTGTTGCGTCACAATCTTCGTAAGAAATGTTTTGCTCATATGTTTTGATAGCCTCTTGAATTTCTCCACGTTTTTCAAGTTCAATGCCCTTGTTGTTTAGCATCGCTATACGATGTATGGAACGTTCTTGTTTCATGTATGCAGAACGTCTTTCTTCCATGGCATCCAACTTGGATTTCTTTATGTCTATATATTCGTCTATACCATTATACTCCCCAAATAAATCACCCATAACAGCCCCTTTGAAATATCGTTTATGTAGGTAGCTCCATTTCACACGTACATATCCATCCCCCAAGTCTATAATAGAGCCTTTCCCGTATTTGGATATAGTTTCCTCTTCTAACTCCTTAGCTTTTCGCTCCTTGTCTTTTATCTGTTGTATTGATGTATTTATGGGTATGTTGAAATCGTACCCATTTACTGTTGATTTATATTCTCCTACAATATCTCCGTTATCATAAACATCTACGTCTATTCCTTTAACTGATACATGCTGTGGTTCCAGTTTATTTGTACGCTTCATGGCTTCTTCATACTCATTACGAATGACAGAACGTGCTTGCTTAAGCGTCATATTATTCAGTATTATTGTATCGGGAAGCTGATTTATGTAGCTTATTATTGCATTATAACTTTTAATGACATCATTTTTGTTTGATGCGTTATCCATGTCACGCAGGCATTGATTGATTAATCGAACTTTATATTCGTAAAGATCGGATTTTGTATTGCTGTCTTTGCTGCTAATTCGGCATAAGGCTATTATCAATACTATCGTGGAAGCAATGATGATTATTATTGCCATATTAGGTTCACAATTTATCAGCTAACTTTTTAATATCTTCCTTACTCGTAACCTTGTGGATGGTTCCGTCTAATTCGATGTAGCCGTTTATACTGGTCGGTTCCTCGAATAACTCGGTTATTCTCACATTTAAGGCACTGGCGATTTTTTCCAATGTCTCAAGTGATGGATTTACCTTTCCATTAATTATATTACTCGTGTTTGTCTGTGAAATACCTATCATTGTGGATAAATCCATAACTTTAACACCTTTCTCTTTACACACTTCTTTTATTCTCAATTCTGCCATAATGTAGTGCATTAATTAGTTATGATGCAAAAGTACAATACTTATCCTTATATTTAATGTATTACATGATTAATTAATGTTAATATGATGTAGTATATTATTGTTTTGTTTTGATATATTAATCTACTACATTATATTTGCATTGTGAAATTGATGTATCACGTTAAAATGTATAACATATGAAACGTTACGATTTAAGCAAGATAATGAGAAGAGCACACCAGTTATTCATTAACGCTCGTGCAAAGTACCCGACATTTTCTGATGCACTCCGTAAATCTTGGAACATGGTAAAGTTTGAGGTTAAGGTAGCTGAAACACGCCAAGCAATCGAAGCGGAAGAAAAAGCTCGTGAAGCGAAGGAATGCGAAGAAAGGGAACAGGCTGCTGTTAATTCAGTTCTTCTTCATGCACAACTGGAAGCCGACCGGATCAGACGTGAAGCGGAAGCCAAAGCACAACGTATGAGAGAAGAAATGGCAGCACGTAAAGAAGGTATAGCTTATAACGAATATCAAGAATGTATCAGCCGTGCTATGGGTTACGGAATTGGTGCTTATTGTGGAGATTAAAATTATGATAGAAATAATAATCATATTCGTTTGTCTCTTTTTAGGGTATTTTCTTTTTAAGAGAAAGGGAGACTCTCTTTTTTACAAAGACTAACTTAGGAGGATTATTAATCCGATGGATATAGATAATTTGTCCATCATAAAAGATATTACATTATGAAACAGTTTCAGTTAACTATTAATGAAGAACTTGCAGGCTTATTACGGTCTGCTACAGAGTTGAATAGCCTGCTTAACAGCTATGTACAAGAGCATTTCAAAGGCTTGGATTATCAGGACTGGCAAGAATATCCAGCAAAGCAGTTTGCAGAAATGCAGAATAGTACTTTAGACATGATGTCGGACTTATCCGATATTATCGGCTACGATATTGCGCAACAGGTAAACGCAGAAGTTAAGAAGGAGGCGAAAGTATGAAGACAATCAGAGTAACAGACGCCGCCGCTCAGTTTATCAAACAGTTACGGGAAGAAGGAATAGAGGAAAGGAAAGTTTTCCTTTGTGATGCTTATTCAAAAGCAGTGGAACATGCGTTGGCCAATGCTGAATACAGTGAAGCGGATTTTTACCCGTTGACGGTGATACATGATTATCATAAACTGATTGAAGAACTTGCAGATAACGACGATACTAAAGGTAATGACTGAAAGCGCACATAAGAGCAATGAAAATACATAGGTAGTGTTAGGGGCTACGGTCCGACACATTTAAAGTTGACGCCAATCAGCAAAGCCACCCCGGCAGCAATACGGTTGCCGGGTTTTGTGTATGCAATAACCTCAGTTTCTTCGGAAATAATACGGTATTATTCCGTGATTAATCACTGATTATTCACTGATTGATCACTAAACGATACGATAAGTACTCTGTGAATATTCTCAATTTATGCAGAAAAGAATATGTGGTGATTTGGAAGTTTGCTACCTTTGTAACCGAAAACACTTCTTTTGTGTTTTCATTGCTCTTATGTGCACTGGCTTGTGAAAGTCGGTGCCATTTTTGTTCTATGTCAAAAGTTAAATCTTTGATTTAGAGAGGTTTGTTGTAAAAATAAAAGTGTAAATCTTTGGATAACTCGTTGATAATTATTATCTTTACAATACAAAAAGAAACCAATAATACTAACAATTAAAAGACAAGAGCAATGAAATCAACAACAATCCAACAGAGAATAATAGAAAAGTTCATCATGTCAGAGTTTGTACAAGGTAACTTAGATACAAAAGAACAAGTAAGCTGTATGCTTATCCTGATTCAAAAGAAGCTGAATATGTCAGTAGAGCAAGCAAGTGACTTTATGAGAAAATCAATTGGTATTAACGCTTAATACACACGATTATGAAAGTATATGATATAAATGGCAATGTAGTAGCAGAAGGCTATTTAGTTCCCAATCCCAATTTCATTCCTAAAGGTGAATACAAAGAAACTGAACTGGATTATCAAAAGAAGCAAGCTGATATGTTGATAACTTCAATTGATGGCAGTTTCTATGAAATCAGTTTGCCTAAAAATGCTACACTTCGCCAGAAGATAAGCAAAGATATAAAAGGATATGGCAGAAACGTAAGAAGGTATAATGAAGATATAATTCATGTAACAGAAAAAGTCCTAAAGATTTTGCAAACTAAATATACTATAATGTGTGACTTTTAAAAATAGATATGACACAAGATCGACTTGATATATTTGAAAAAGTACTCCTTCTTTATGGAGAATACGTCTTACTCAATCTTTATTCTTCTGCTAAAGTTATGGAAAGGTACGAAGATTGTGCCATTATGCGAGATTTGATGAAAAGGCACAATATTGATGAACGTAATGAAATCCAGGATTGGCAAGCTGAATTATGGCGTTGTGGATATTCTGGTGAAATTGCTGGCATTAACTTTCCATATTATATGCATGAAGCTGTAAAAATGGTAGGTTATTAGATAAATATTATTATTTTTTTTGTTTAAAAGTGGCATAGTGAATGTCACTTTTGTTATATTTGCACCATAGCATCTGATGCTAACGTATCCTTTCACGTTCTCGGGTATACGTATTGTTTTATCCGGTCCCTTTTGGAAGGTATTTATTGTTGTTCAACTAATTACCGTATGAAGATGTACGGAACATGCCCATGGATGAAATAACCGCTATATTAGACAGTACCCGACCTTTTGATAATATTATCAACGACTTAAAAGAGAAATCAGTCTGTGTCCCCTCATGGGATAAACTTATCAAAGACTATGAACCAACGATGCACGACATAGTTACTGATACTGTTACTCGTCAAAACAAGGTAAGGTCTGATGGTACGGTAGAGCAAGCTTCACGTATCTATGTTGGTCTTGAAAAGCTTCTAACGAAGCGAATAACAGAGTTCATGTATTCTATTCCGGTAAAACGTATATATCACAATATAGAGGGTAATCCTACCAGACAACAAATAGCAAAAGCGATCGAAGCAATATACAAGTATGCTCGTATTGATAGTGAGAATATTAAGCGAGGTAATGCTTACTTTGCATCATGTGAAGTGTTCACTATTTGGTACACAGTTGAGAGCCCCAATACTCTATATGGTTTTACAAGTAGATATAAACTAAAATGTAAGACCTACTCACCAATGGACGGTGTTAAGCTATATCCTTTACTTGATGAACTTGGTGATATGATCGCAATGTCTTTTGAATACACAAAAAAGGTCAAAAATGAACAAATTACTTTTTTTGAGACATATACAGCAAACATGCATTATAAGTGGAAACAGGAGGGTAGCGGATGGGAATTAGTCAAATCAGAACCGGTTGCTATTCTAAAAATACCAGGAGTCTACGCCTATTGTTCGGTACCTATTTATCACGGGCTTTCCTATATCAGAAAAGAAATAGAATATACCCTTTCACGCAATAGCGATGTAATCGCGTATAATTCCGCTCCTATACTAAAAATAGCTGGTGGGATAAAGGGTAGTGAGAATAAAGGAGAAAGTCGTAGAGTTTATCGCGTAGAACAAAATGGGGATGTAGCCTATGTTTCGTGGGCACAATCTATCGAGGCATTAAAATACCATGTTGACACTTTAGTCAAATTGTTTTGGTCACAATCACAAATGCCAGATATTTCTTTTGAAAACATGAAATCTCTCGGTAATATCGGATTTGATGCAAGGCAGACTTTACTTACTGACGCTCATTTAAAGGTTGGAGACGAAAGCGGAGCGTGGATAGAAGCATTTGAACGCGAATGTAGTGTAATTAAGGCCTTCTTGAAAATGATGAATGTTACGTGGAAAGGTGAAGTAGATAATGTTGAAGTTGAGCATGTTATTACTCCGTTTATCCAAAATGATGAAAAGTCAGAAATAGAGAAGTGGGTTACAGCCAGTGGGGGGAAAGCGGTTGTCAGTCAATTAGAGGCCATCAAGAACTTGGGCATTTCTACCGATCCGCAAGAGACTCTCTCTCAAATTCAAAAAGAAGATGAAACTGCTTCTAGAATCAGAGTGAGCAACATATTTGAACAATCAGAATAATAATCTAAAATATAAATATTATGGCAAAAACGGATACTCTAGAATTTAATAAAGAAAAACAGGGATATTCCTGCGAATTTACCTCTGTTGGGAAATGTGTAATACAGATAGACAGAGAGAAAAGTGGCACACTTAGTATATACGCAAAGTTGGAAGGAATGGATTATGCGCTATTGCATCAATATCCTGCCGCTCAATTCAATGACAATATGATTTTTGAGCTTGACGTACAACAAGGGCTTTCTATCAAGATACTAAGTTCGGTGGGTGTCATGAGTGCAAAGATGACTTATGAAGATGAAGAGTTGTAGTAGTGTTACCTTTGTATAAATGCTATCTCGTATATAAAAATTTTGTAAAAGAATTGATTAAAAATATATATGTAAAAATAATTAAACATTTAATAGTGTGGAAAATATTGAATTTAATGAAAAAGAAGGTTTGTATGTAGCTGATTTTGAATCAAAAGGCAAGTGTGTGATTCAGATTGATAATAATACGGCAGATAATCTTGTTTTTTATCGTTACATGCCAGATATGGAGCCAAGCTCATACGATAAGTTGGATTTTGATTGTAGAAAGAGGATATTTGATTTGGATATACCTATTGGAATGATGATACGTATTATTAGTAAGACGGAAGTAAAAGCCGCCAAAATGATTGTCATACAACAACCAAACGGTAGCAGTTCTTCTATTACAGAAGTAGAAGCGACTATTGATAATAATACTGGTATTCCATCTGTGAACGTTTCTACAGAAGATGGTAAATTACAGTTTGACTTTAAAAATCTAAAAGGGACCAAGGGGGATAATGGGACAAATGGCAGTGATGGAGAAAAAGGTGCGACTGGCGCAAAAATTATGTCCATTGAATTGAGTATTACCGGAACGTCTATTTCAGGTACGGCGCATTTAGATGATGAAAGTACAGCGCCTATTTCTGGTACATATAATCCAGCATAAACATATAATTTTAAATAATATAAAGATGAAAAAGTACATTGGAACAAAACAAATTGAAGCGGAACCTATAACAATGGGTGAAGCATTTGAAAAAGGTTTATTGCAAGTAGGCAGAGTACCCACCGAATCCGAAAAGGACAAAAATGGGTATCGTGTAAGGTACAAGGACGGTTACGAAAGCTGGTCTCCTGCCGAACCGTTTGAGGAAGCATATAAATGCGCTGACACTTTCCTTGACCGTTTGCAGATTGAGCATGATGATCTTGTAGAAAAGTATGACAAGTGCGAAAAGTTTGTAGATTCGGATAAGTTCCGTGAAATTGTACAAGAGGATTATCCGGCATTTCTGTTATCATTGCAACGAAATGTGATGAATAGATATGGAAGTATTATTGAACAAAGAATGTCCATAGCTAAAGGAGAAACAAGCATTACAACACTTCCAAGAATGTCCTTTGGAGATGCAATCGAAGCGTTGAAGTTCGGTTTTGCCATCCGTAGAAAAGGCTGGAACGGTAAAGGTCTGATGGTATTCAAACAAATACCAGCGCATATCGAAAGTGATATTATCCCCAAGATGCAATCACTTCCGCAATCAGCAAAAGACCTTATTCTGAAAGGCAAGGGCTTCATAGACTATACAAGCCAGTGTCTTATCTACAACGAAAATACTGGTCGTGCTGATTCATGGGTTCCGTCTATCAGTGATGTATTTGCCGAAGATTGGGAGATTGTACAATAACCTATCTGTCAAGTTGTAGAAAAGTTAAAGGCAGCGTAGGCATCTGTTTATGCTGCTGGCTTAAAACTTAAAATCATGAAGAAAAAAATATCAAACTGGCTTATTAGATTAGCATCGAAGATCAACCCACAAGAAAGACTGAGTAGTATTGAACGAGTTGATAACTACGAAGCAAAGAAGCTAGGCATATGTCTTGCACGGACCAAGAAAGAAATCAAGGACTATCGCAAAAAGATGAAATTAGATGAAGGTTGGTCTAATCGCAAAGCCGATGAAATGCTTATCAGAGAACTTAAGAACGAAGTGCGCCAGTCAATCAACAACTCTATCAACCAAAGAGGGTTGGTTGAATACTCCGTTGAAAAGGTTGGTGACGAACTTCATGTTACCGGTGAAATCAAAGTCTATATCAAAAAAGAATCACATGAAAGTTCCAATAGATGAAATGACGTTTGCCGAAAGCGAATATCATAGAGGTAACAAAATATGGAATGCCCAAACGTTATACGATTTTGCTAAGGCAAAAGAGTATCCAGTTATGGATATGCAACTTTGGTGCATTGATTTGACTACTGAAGCATTTGAATGCAGCCAACTTCATAGTTTCATATTCCAATGCAAGCGGGTTCGTAACTGTTCGCTTGATTATCCTATCATATTAGATGAAGTTGGCCAAATTGCTGATGGCTATCATCGTTTATGCAAAGCTATATTAGAGGGTAAGGAGACAATTAAAGCTATTCGGTTATTGGAAATGCCGGCACCTGATAGGATTGAGGAGGAATAATATGAAGAAGCATACAAGAATTATTACGGTAGAATATGTTGTACGAGATTGCCATATCTGCGGTAAAGTTATAGTGAAGCATCATTTGTATCCAGAAATTGATAAAAAGCAAGAAAAACTGCGTAGATGGCAAAGGAGGTAATGATTCAGTCTAAATATCATTGTCGAGATTGTGTACATAGCTACGATTGGCATGAGAAAAATAGTAAAGGTGAATTGTTTATGTGTCGATGTCGGCTATCTAAATGGACTAAATTTTTGAATCGTAATATATGTGATAAGTTTAAGAAGAAAGAATAGGATCTTAAAAATATGCCATAATTATTAGTCTAACCCCCGTGATTTTTCTGACAACTTATAGCGTAATATTAAAAATAGGACAATATGGCAAAACCTAAAATTCCAAATCAGAAAAAGAAGTATCAAGAACTTAACAGTCGGATAAATAGGTATGTCGTTCTTGTTGAGCAGATATACGACACACTGAATTTGGACGCCGCCAAAGCTGTTTCACGTACGGAATATTCCTCTGATAGCAATAAACCGTTTAAATGGTCCGATTACCCTCAAACTAAAAAACAAATTGACGACATACAAAGGCATTTCGTAGAAGATATAAACGCAATTATCTATCGTGGTACGACCGAAGAATGGAAAAATAGTAATGAAGCACAGGATTTGATAGCAAACAGAGTATTAAAAGCATATAACGCACAAGTTGATAGAGAGAAATATAAAGTTTTGTATCAAGTAAATTCTGATGCTCTGAAAGCATTTCAAAACCGGAAGGATAAAGGATTCAATATATCGGCAAAACTCTGGCAGCAATCTATGATCTACAAAGAGGAATTGGAGGCTGCGATCTCATGCGCTATTCAAAAAGGAACCAGCGCTGTTACGTTGAGTAAGCAAATATCTCAATACTTACTTGATTTTCCATCACTGCAAAAAGATTATAAAGACAGATACGGAAGTGCTGAACATATACAAGATTGTGAATACAGATCTATCCGCCTAGCCCGTTCGGAGATAAACATGGCTTATCGAACATCCGAAAATGAACGTTGGAAGCAAATGGATTTCGTAGTAGGATATGAAATTAAATTAAGTTCCTCTCATCACAACCGTATGCCACATGGAGATATTTGTGATACACTTGCCGGAAAATATCCTAAAGATTTCAGCTGGACAGGATGGCACCCGAACGACTTATGCTATAAAGTCCCTATCCTCAAAACAGAAGAAGAATTCTGGGAATGGGATGGACTGAGCGATGTTTCTACAGAAAGTATTAATGAAGTAAAGGATGTTCCTGACGAATTTAAAAAATGGGTACTTGACAACCAACAAAAGATTGAGAAAGCGCGGGAAAGAAACACCTTACCTTATTTTTTGAGAGATAACAAATCAATTGTTCAGAATATAAATACTGAGAATTCAGCTAAAGAGCTTGTTAATCGTGCTTCTTTAGTTGGGAAGGAGGTACAAAGTTTAGCAGAATCCATCGCTAAAAATAATAAAGGATTTGTAACTCCAATCAATTACAAAAGCATTTCATCAATAACAAGAAAAGCGACAACGGAGGGTATAACTCCATACGATATAAAAGACGCAGTTAGGACGACAATCATAGTTCCCAAATCACAAATAGATCAAGTCTTGAACGAACTATCTGAAAACGATTCGTTTGTGCGACTGAAAAGACAAAAGCCGGAATCATTTATGGGATATAGTGGCAATATAGTTAATATTCAAACATCTAACGGATTAATTGCTGAGATTCAAGTTAATACAGACCGTATGATTTATGCCAAAGAAAAACCGGAAGACGCAAAACGAATTCTTGGAGAAAAACGTTGGAAGAATATACAAAATCAAACAGGTATGAAGGGGGGGCTGGGGCATAAATATTATGAAGAATGGCGAGTATTAGACAAAGCTGATAAAAAGGCGCAAAAAATAGTTGAAAAATCAATCGAATATTATAGTCATTTCCAATAAAAATCACTATCTTTACATATAAAAATGAACCAGAAGGAATTATATAATAAATTACAGTCAGGCGAAACGGTTTATTTACTTGACGATTTTGAAGAAGCTGTTATCCGTTTATATTTCGATAACGGCCAAACAAAATCATATATAAAACATCATGGACGTAATGAAATAGAAATTCCGCAATCCGATGATACAGTGTGTGATATAATTCTTGGAGGAAAAGAGATTTCAAAATCAGAATATGACAAATACTAGTACTTTATTAGAAAAAGCTCTTCAAATAGCAACTGATGCGCATCTTTATCAAGTTGACAAAGCTGGGGTACCTTATATTTTCCATCCTATCCGTGTCTCAAACAGATGTTCTACTGATGACGAAAGGATTGTTGCTTTGCTGCACGATACAATAGAAGATACCGAAGTTACCGCTGAATATTTACTTATGGAAGGGTTTCCTCGTAATATAGTAGATGCTATACTTTCTGTCACTCGCAACGAGGATGAAAACTATGAAGATTTCATAAAACGCTCTAGGCTTAATCCTATAGGAAGACAAGTAAAACTACATGATTTAGAAGACAACATGGATATAACACGTTTGAATGAACTTACAGAAAAGGATCTTTACAGATTGAACAAATACATAAAAGCATATAAATATCTTAAAGAATAATCGCTGATGTACAATTACATTCAGTTTCACGGCACGAAGTACAAGATTACTCTCGTGCCGTGCGTTTATTATGATAGTTTAACATTGAAAGTGGCGTTTAAAACGTCACTTTTGCTACCTTTGTGTCAGAAGCGTATGAAGATGTACGCCACAGAACTTGTCGTGTTGTGATTTGCTTCAATTTAGCACGATTGAACGAAACTCATTGCTCTAATGTTTAGTAAAGTTCTAAGCGAATAGTCTGCTGGCATACGTGCTACGCAGACTATTTTTGTAATTAAAACATTATACAATGGACAGAAAACAACAAGTATTGTTGAGATTGAAACCGAAAGTGAAGGCATTCGGGTTCAATTCAAGGGAATTAAAGGGTATTGCTGCCAAGATTGCCGATAACCTTACTTCCGCAGATGATGCCTCAGATGAAGACGTAAATGCAGAAATTGACAAAGAGATTGACTCCGCATTACGTTACTTGCCTTTCGGCCAGTCACAAGCCAATCGCTTGCTTGATGAATGGAAGAAAAATCACCCTGAAACAGATGACGACGACAACGATGACGATGATGACGACGACGGAGCTTCGGATAATCAAAGACGTCAAGCTGGTTCAAACACCAAAAATCCCAAAAACAAAGGAAAGAATGATGATGCTCCGGAATGGGCTAAAGGTTTGGTTCAGACAGTACAAACACTGAATGACGAAATCGCAGCATTGAAAGGTGAAAAAGTTACCACTACACGTAGAGAGAAACTTGAAACCCTTTTAAAAGATGCTGGTACATTCGGAACTCGCACATTGAAATCCTTCAATAAAATGAAGTTTGAAAATGATGAAGAGTTTGAAGAATTCTATTCCGAAGTTGAGGAAGATTTAAAATCTTACAACCAAGAACGTGCCGACGCAGGACTATCTAGTTTGGGGAATCCTCCAGGTGCAGGAAGTAAGAAACAAGAAAAAAATGAAGTATTAACCGATGAAGAGGTTATAGCAATTGCTAAAGGCCTTTAATCAAAAGTAAAATTAAAATGGGCGCAAAAGCTGATTTAGTAAACGAACAGGAGACGATTTTAACCGGAATGGATTCGATTGTTATTCGTAACTATTTGGGCGGAATTATGAATGGGCGGACATTAGACATGACTGGATTTAAGCAGTCTGTAATTAAAGCCGGTCATATTGTTATCCGCGATACAGAGAACGATACCTATAAGCCAATGCCTGTTAACTCAGCAGGCACAGCTTACGAATCATTGCCATCTAATCATGAATACGTTGGTGTTGTTGTTTGTTCAAAACCTGCCGACAAGCCATTCGTTGGTATTATGTATGCTGGTGAAGTAAATGATGTGGCGAGTCCTTATCCTATTGACAGCATTAAGGCTGCATTAAAAACGGCATTGCCGCAATTGGCTTTTTTACACGATTAAAAAGGAGGTGAAAGATGAATGAATCATTATTTATTGAATTTGTAAAAAAAATATGGCCCAAATTGAGCCTATATGTGAAAGAAAAGACCAATGGAACAAATAAGAATTTGACCTATCTTCACAAAACTATGCTTACCAGAGTATATTCTCCTGATCAAAAATGGGAAGGTACTTCTGCTAACACTACTTATGTAGCAGCGGATATGGTAGCTATGGATTCTCCTTTGTCTCCCAAGAAACGTGACTCTATTGCACGTTCTAGTGGTGAATTGCCTAAAGTTGGTATTAAAAAGATTCTGAGAGAAACTCAGATCAACGCTATTAATATCATGAAAGCACATTTGTCTAATGCCACTACAGAGGAAGCGCAAAAATCTCTCAAAAACAGAATCTTTTCTCGATTAACTGATGACGGAACCGCATGTTCTGTTGGTATTGATGAAAGGAATGAAGCTAATTTCCTTACTGGGCTGTCTGATGGGGTTATTATTGTTGAAGGTGATGATGATAAAAATTCCGGTCTCGGACTTCGTGTAAATTATGGTTATTTGCCAGAACATAGTTTTGGTGTTGTTACTACCGGAGAAGTAACAGGTGATGATATTGAAAGAGTTATAGGTAAAGCCAACGATGACGGGAATAGCATTTCTGTTATCATGTTAGCGTTGTCTACCTATAACAAAATGCGTCAATCTCAATGGGCTAAGGAATTGGTGGCAAGTTATCGAGGGCAAACCTTTGATAATGAAACAAAGTTGCCTGTTCCCACTTCTACGTTGTTTGATGAAGCATTTTCTGATCAATATAATGGCATTTCATTCTTTAAGATTGATCGTTCTGTCACTTATGAAAAGAATGGTAAAAGAGTTTCTTATAAGCCGTGGAATGCAAATAAACTTATATTCCTTCCTTCTGCTGACAATGTAGGTTCTTTTGTATGGGGAACTTTGGCTGAATCTACTAACCCTGTCAAGGGAGTAGAATATACCATTGTTGATGAATATAAGCTGATTAGCCGTTACTCCAAAACAGACCCGTTGCAGGAATTTACGAATGGGCAGGCTCTTTGTTTGCCGGTTATTGAGAATGTAGACCAGATTTATTCATTGGATATTCTGGAAGCTCAAACAGTAGATACAACGAAAGAATCTGAGGATTCTACTGATGTAAAGATTACGATTTGGGGAGTAACTTACAAGAAGCCAGAATTTGTGACAGAATACAATAAAATCGCTGGTAAAAACTTGACTTCCACCGTTTCCGATGATAAACTTATCGCGGCAGTCAACAGATTGAGTGATGCAGACGAAGCATCGTTGAAAAAAGCGGTTGAATCCCATAAAGCAACATAATCCATGAAGACAATTCAGCAAGCCCTTATAGACGAAATACATTACCCGATTCCAGCTGGTTTTGTAGAGAATGTTATGATTAAACGTAATCTCAAAGTTGATGAAGAGTTTGATTATGACGTTTCTCGTTCCAACGAATATCAGGGGGCATTAGCTGATTGTCTTTGGTCTTTAGTTCAGTCTATCAATTTTTCTGAAGCAGATAAGTCTTTTGGATCTTTATCTGATAAAGACAAAGAGCGAATTTTGTTACGTGTCAACTCTATCTACAATACTATTGGTGAGCCTTCGGTAGAACTGGAGGCAAAGCCGATGGTATATGTAGGTGATTGCTTGTTATAGTAATGGCTGTATTGAATAGAAATCCACACCGTTTGCAATATCTTATATCCACACAAGGATACGAAGATGAAAACGGCGACTATCATCCCGGGCTCTCTGAGTGGAGTGGTTCGATTCCTTGCGATGCAGTACCATCCGGTAGAGCAGAAGAAAGAGAGTTTGAGGACGGTGTTATAAGGAGCTATTCATATACGGTTTATCTACCGAGTAATTGTCGTACATTTACTATTGGAGATAGAGTTAAAATAGGCCTGCTTGGAGGAATTGAAAGAGAATTTCAAGTCAAAGGTTTCCATCGTTATCAGCTTCAGTGTAAAATATGGGTTTAGTATATGGGCATAAAGATGACTACTAAGCTGGATGAAGTTCATGACAAGCTTATGAAAGAGGCAGAGCGGGTTGAAAGATTGATAATACGGGCCTTATCGTATCTCGGTGAACAATGTGTCACTAGGGTACGTAATCGAGGCGGTGAGAAAAGCTGGTATGATCAATCTGGAAATTTACGTAGTTCAGTAGGGTATGTAATAGCACATAATGGCAGTATTGTCCAATACTCAGACTTTAACCAAGTAAAGCAAGGTTCAGAAGGCGTAAAAGTGGGAAAAGATCTAGCTGAAGAAATCGTAAAAAGATATTTGAATGATTATGTGCTGGTAATAGTTGCTGGAATGAATTATGCAGAAAAAGTAGAAGCGATGGATAACAAGGATGTGCTTGCGTCAACAGAACTATGGGCTACCGAACAGGTTCCTAAGATGCTTGAAAAACTGAAAAAACAGATTGCTAGATGAAATCGGACATTGAAATACAGAAGTTTGTCTATCACAAGATTAAAGGTACAGCTCTTGAACAAAGTGTTACTGGAAAATTGAGTGATAGAGGTAGACCTAACAAATCAGACAAGGAAGATATTGTCATATCAGTACTTGCTAATGAGGGTTGCGGGCAAATCCAACGGGCTTATGTGAATATCAATGTTTACGTTAGTGACCAATGGAATGAAGATACGAAACAATGGGAACGAAATACGGTCCGTGTAGGTAAATTATGCGAATTGTGTAAGTTCCTTTTCTCCATACGAGAGGAAGAGTATCATACGGTACCTAAGCAATGTTCTCAAAAAACCATTCCAACAGGAGTGACCTTTGAAGATGGACATACTGAACATTTCATTAATAACAAACTGTATATTGAGATAAATAACGAATAATTATTAACTATATTAAGTGATATAGAGCTATGGCAGTTATAGGGTGGGGGAAACCTCGTATATTTATTAAAGATTTGGATGCAAGTTCTCCAAAGTGGGAAGAGCTTCCGACTCCTGTAGAGGATTCTACACAATTGACAACAACCAAAGGAGATAAACAGGAAGCCAAGATTGAAGGTGGGGAAAACGAAGACGTAAAGTATGGCAAAAATACTTATGCTCTTGCTCTCAACATTCGTGCCGCAAAGGGACGCAAAAGACCTATTAGTGATAGTGATGGTGTAGTTGCTCACAATTACGCTATTGCGTTACAGCCGGAGGATCCGGAAGTTCAAGGTTTCTGTATGGAAAAGACTACTGTTTCTGTTGAAGATACATTTACTACGGCAGATGGTGGTGTTTGGGCGTATATGTTTGATGCATTAAAACCTGGTTCCGACAAAAAGCAAATTCAATGGGGTAAAATTATTGTCACTCCGAACACTGGTACACCAACTAAAATTGAATGTGATCCAGAAGATGAATCCGGAGATGGGGATAAGTTTGAAGTAGCTCCTAATCCGGGTGTAGGAGGTTAAGTTTTGATAGGTAATGCCGAGCGTGGGGGCGTAATACCCACGTGTTTTGCGGAGATGGTGTAATGGTTGCATATATATCATCCAGATATCAGGTTACGGTTCAAATCCGTATCTCCGCTCTGTTTTTTGAGAATCTGATTTGTTGTTCATAATTTAATGTCGGTTGTCTGTGAAGATAGCCGATAAAAAATAATTGATGATGAAAGAAACTATAAAAGATATAGACGCGGATATTGCTGATATAATAATGAGCGTTCCGAGAGGATTTAAAGTGGGTAAAAGAAAGTTCTATCTTTATCCTATTACTCTTGGTAAAACATATCTTATTTCACGCCTTATGTCTTCTTTGAATATAAATCTAAAAATAGTACACGCTAATCCATACATGGAGGCTTTAAGGCTATGCCAAGACAAGAAAAATATTGTATGCCGTATATTATCCTATCACACAATTAATAAGAAAAAAGATTTGTTTGATAATGATGTGATTCAGGAAAGATGTGATTTTTTTATTAAAGAACTTGATAATGAAAGTTTGGCACAACTGCTTGTGATGGTCCTTTCCGAAGGGGATATATCTCAATTTACTAAGCATTTAGGCATTGACAAAGAAAAAGAGTGGCAAGAAAAGGCGATGAAGGCTAAAAGAGACAATAATTCTTTCGTTTTCGGTGGAAAAAGTATATATGGTACACTAATAAGTTCTGCTTGTGAACGTTATGGCTGGACTTTTGAATATGTTGTATGGGGAATAAGCTATGCCAATCTGCAACTACTTCTTGCCGATTCTATAACGTCTATCTATTTGTCTGACGAAGAACGTAAGCGAGTTAATATACCTAAAGACCGCAACGTGATAAATGCTGATGATCCGGCAAATATGGCAAGGATTAAGGCAATGAAATGGGATTGATTCAACATAAATGTATGCAATAACTGGGTTTCTTCGGAAATAACCCCAGTTTCTTCGGAAATAATACGGTATTATTCCGTGATTAATCACTGATTATTCCGTGATCACTACGTGAACACTACGTAATCACTACGTCAACACTACGTGATTTTTAAAATATATTAATTCTTATCTGTTTTATATTGAATACAGATAAAAATATCTATATTTGCATCTGTAACAAGTACGAGATGTTACCAGACATTGATTCAGTATTCTCCTGTACGGAGTTTATATATGAATAGCCTCGTAGTAGCTCGTACCTATTACGGGGCTTTCTATTTAAAGCCAGTTATACAATCGGTTCTATCAGTGCCAACCGTTCCGAACTTTGACAGCGGAGAGATAAAATGGCTCTTATGTTTTGCACTATATGTCTTTTATTGGAAAGTCCTGCTCTGTTCCTATCACCTAACAACAGGCGCCCAAGCGTTGTATTACGATAACCAATAAGGGATGAATCAAAGATATTGGAGAAGTATTGAGTGTTAAAGCAACAAAATGGATAATTGAAGTTTAATAAAGTCCATCCACCTCCTAATAATTATCTTGGGAGAAAGGGTGAGGTATAAAATTAGTCAACATGGAAGAGATATATTCGTTTGAAGAAATTGCAGATTATATCAATAAGCGTAATTTAGCCGTATCTCCTGAGTACGTTGTTAGTTATTGGACAAAGAAAAAATGGATAACTAAGAAAGGGACTCCTGTAAAAACATTAGCTGCTGTTGTTGATGTTGCTAATAGCATATTTCTCACTAAAAAGAGAAGAGAGAAAGGAGAGCCAACTTCTAATTTAAAATCTCTTCGGAAAATGAAGAGAGAAAAAGAAAAATTAGAATATACTAAATTTACCACTTATAATAACCAACTTCAAGATGATAGATGGATAGCGTTTAGAAACTTTGTTCTTACAGCAAGAGGGAAACGTTGTGAAAAATGTGGGAGTGACAAACATATTCAAATACATCATCCATATTATATTAAAGGAAGAGCTGCATGGGAATACAACTGCTTAGATGTTATCGTATTATGTAGTTGTTGTCATGAAAAAGAGCATCACATTTAAAAGAACAATATAACTTTAAATTATAGTTTATGAATGAACTTGTTTTCAAAGGTCAGAATGACCAAGTTTTAACAAGCAGCCTTTTGGTGGCTGAGAAGTTCGGGAAAGAACATAGTAACGTATTAAAAGCTATTGATGCTTTAGCTTCTAAAATGCCTGAAAATCAATGTAAAGTATATTTTGACGATACATCAATAGAAATGCAGCAGCCTAATGGTGGTATACGTTATTCTCGAGTTGTTGTTATGAACAGGGATGGATTTAGTTTACTTGTAATGGGATTTACTGGCAAAAAGGCTTTTGATTTTAAATCTGATTTTTACGATGCTTTTGAAGCGATGGAAAAAGCGCTAAAAGAGCAAAGGAAGCCATTGTCTCAACTTGATTTTGGAATTTGTTTACGCAAGACCTTTTAGAGAAATATTCAAGGTGTCAAATTTAGTTTTTACTGCTTTTTATCAGTTACTTAGATAATATGTAAAAAAGGCCAGGAGTAATCCCAGCCTAAAAAAAGAAAAAGGATATTAGTATTGTTTGTATTGCTTAGATACCTTATATTCTTTTCCTGCATAATTAAATGTCCAAATAAATATAGGCAAATAAACATATCTCATTTGACCGCCTAAATTTGTTGTTTGTCCGGCTGCTAAAGCGCCCAATTTTGATGCATCATCTGTATATAATACAATATTTTCACTCAATCCATCTTTTACCTCAAACTTAGTAAGAGATATCTCTTTAGAACTTGTGTTGGTTATGTAACAATACACAGACCCTGTTATATAACCATTAATGGATACAATAGATGAAGAGCTTATACCCAGATTCATAAAATCGGAAATCTCAGCTGATACAACTTCGCAAGTGGCAGTATGGGCACCATCTTCTGTAGTTATTGTTATTGTAGAAGTACCTTCCTTCAATGCTGTAACCTTTCCATTATTGTCTACAGAAACAGTGTTGGGTGCAGAACTGCTAAATTTTACATTTTTATTCTCTGCATTTTCAGGTAAAATAGAATATGTCAATGTATAGCTTTCTCCATTCAGAATCTTAACTGAAGATTCTGTAAACTGAACTCCTTTTACCGAAAAAGGCAAAACATTCACAGTACACTGCGCTTTAAAATTCCCATCATTAGTAGTGGCAATTATGTTACATGTACCTTTTGCCAATGCAGTCACCAATCCGTCTTCTACCTTTGCAATATTAGGATCGCTGGAAGACCATTTGATACTTTTGTCCTTTGCATTTTCAGGAGATACAGTAGCTGTTAGAGTAAATGACTTGCCGGCTTCAATAGATTTAGTTGTTTCATTCAATGTAACTCCTGTAACCTTAATAGGATTCACTTTAACAACACATTTGGCGTAGGTATCACTTCCTTTGACTTTGACTGTAATAGTACATTCACCATCGGAAACGGCTGTAACCTCGCCATCTGCATTAACCGTTGCTATAGTTTTATCCGAAGACTCCCACTCCACTTCTTTGTTGGTAGTATTTTCAGGTTCTATCGTATACTCCAAACGGAATGATTCACCGGTAGTCATCGTCTTCTCACTCTCAGATAGTTTGATATCAGTTGCTTCAATTGGAGTTACAGTGACCTTACATATATCTTTCAATTTTAGATTAAAAGAAGAAACTGATATAGTAACCTCTCCAACAGACTTTCCATAAACAATACCGTTTTCAACAGTTGCAATTGTTTCATCAGAAGAATTCCATTCATATTCGGGAGCGGGTAAATCTGCTGGCGAATGGCTGACAGTGAGAGTTATTTTCTCACCAACCTTTACTGAAGCTTCACTTTTAGAAATTTCGATAGATTGTACAACAGGTTTGTCATCATCGCCACAAGAAGATAATGATAGAATAGAAACAATAGATAGTAACAATAAAATAGTTCGTTTCATGAATATAACACTTTAATATTAAAAATATTTTGCAAATATAATTTATATATACAATTCATCCTTTTCTTATATTATATTAAATAGTCCTACAAGGTTAATAAAATAAAATACTGTCTGCTAACTACGTCACTTTTGCGATTATGCCATAATTTTGTAGATGATTTTTTAAGCGCAGATTAGATATAATTTGTATCTTTGTGGTGCTAACAACTTATAGGAGCGGCAAACTCCTATGGCTTCATCATTGGAGCTATTTTTTTGCCAGTACATATAACAAGTAGTATCATAATTTAAGATATTGCGCACGAACGGTGGGGTAACAGAAATGTCCCCAAACTAAATTCCTATGAGTTTGTTAGCAGCCGTGAACGTGCGCATTTTTTTGTTATGCTAACAAACTCGATTCAAGTTCTAAAACAAACAGAATTGTGTGGACGGCAATTCACAGTTTACGGAACGGCAGAAAATCCATTGTTCTTAGCCAAAGAAGTAGCAGAGTGTATTGAACACAGTAACATCACCGTAATGCTTCAAACAATAGATGAAGAAGAAAAGGTGAAAATCACCCCTAAACAATCCTTAGGGGACTTAGTTAACTACAAAGAATACAACTTCTTAACTGAAGATGGCTTATACGAAGTCCTCATGCAATCCCGCAAACCTATCGCAAAGCAATTCAAGAAGGGAGTTAAACAAATCCTTCACGAAGTACGAACTATTGGCGGTTACATCGCCACCAAGCAAGACGACACCCCCGAAGAAATCATGGCACGTGCGCTAACCATCGCACAAGCTACCCTTGCCAAAAGAGAGGAACGGTTAAAGCAGCTTGAAGCTCAAGCCGAACAACAGCAAGTCACCATCGAGATTCAGACAGAGGAAATCAAGAAAGCAGCACCGAAAGTCAGCTACTACGACAACCACTTGCAGAGTGTGAACACGCAGACAAGCACCCAAGTAGCCAAGCAGATTGGCTTGGATGCGGAGAAGCTTCACAAGAAACTGAAAGAAATCGGAATCATCTACAAGCAATCGGGGCAATGGCTCCTTCATGCTCCTTATTCCACTTGGGAGCTGCATTCCACCCGTACACAGACGTACACACGTTCGGACGGTTCGACAGGAACAAGTGTATATACGGTATGGACTACCAAGGGCGTGCGTTTCATCATCGCATTGTACGAGAATGATTGGAATGTGAAGAAATCCATTAAGCAGATAAAGGGCGAGATGAATCCGGCCGCATAACACTATTGCATAATTATCAGCGGTCCTTTTCAATGCAGGACAGCCTAAGTTGTACACAATAAAATATTACCTATGAAAGTTGAATTAGATGTTAATCAATATATGGAAATGCTCAAAGCATTTACGGAATATTCAGACAAATAGAACAATTTTAAAAAATAAACGTTTTTTATTCCCTTATTGCCATTTTAAGTGATTCTTCTAGTTTTCCTGCATATTTAAATATATCGTCTATACTGTCAATCTGAAGCCATTCGCAACTCTTGTAGTTATCTAATGGTATTCCTATCTGCTTCTTTCTTGCGCCAATAGAGATACGGCATATCCAAAACCACTGGCTGTTATCAAGGTTTACGACGAAGTAGCTCTTGTAGTCTCTATAGGTTATACGTGCCACATCCACGCTTTTTCTTAAAATACTTCTTACGATATTGTAAGCATCCAATTCTTCTTGCGTCGTTACAACACCGGATTCTTTATCCATGTATACAACTCCGTCCGGGAGTTGCTCTTCTGTAGCTATACTATCCTTTTGCTTTTGGATACGTTCTGCAAGTTGTAAGATTTGATCTTTAAAGTCCATGCTTTTATTGTTGTATAATAATATATGCACAAATATATTTTATATAACAATATAAACAAAATTAAAGATAAAAAAATAATCTATTAAATATGTTTTTGCTATGTATGTGGCATTTAATACGTCACTTTTATTATCTTTGCAATGCCGTGTGATGTTGCACGGAACTATTTCTATCGAAAAGACTTATGGCTGGATTACACTTCGACATAACCGGTGACAACTCCAACTTTATACGTAAACTTCATGAGTGTGAAAATGGAGTAAAAAACACATCCCGACAAATAGAACAAAGTGGGTTAGGTATAGAAGATTTATTTAACCGTATGACTAAAGCTGCTGCCGCATTCGGAGTTGGTTTCACTGCGAAAGAATTAATTTCAAATATAGCACATGTTCGCGGCGAGTTTCAACAATTGGAAGTTGCATTTAAGACAATGCTTGGTAGCGAAGATAAAGCTAATGCTCTTATGCAACAGTTGGTCAAAACAGCTGCTACTACACCATTTGATTTGCAAGGAGTTGCAAATGGAGCCAAACAGCTTCTTGCTTACGGAGAAAACGTTGAGAATGTCAATGATGATTTGATACGTCTTGGGAATATAGCAGCAGGTCTTTCTCAGCCGCTTGGTGATATTGTGTATTTGTACGGTACTACCATGACGCAAGGACGGTTATACACGGCGGATTTAAACCAATTTACTGGCCGTGGTATCCCTATGATTCGCGAATTAGCAAAAGTATTTGGTGTCGCTGAAGGGAAAGTAAAAGGTTTGGTTGAAGCAGGGAAGGTTGGTTTTCCTGAAGTGCAGAAAGTTATCCAGAATCTTACAAATGAAGGTGGAATGTTTTTCAACTTGATGCAGGAACAATCTAAAACGATTGCTGGTCAGATTTCAAATATTGAAGATGCAATTGCTACTATGTTCAATGAAATTGGTAAAGCCAATGAAGGTATTATCAATGATGCTTTGTCTGGGGTTTCTTATCTGGTTGAAAACTACGAAAAGGTAGGAGCTCTTTTATTAGAAATAGTAGGAACTTATGGAGTATACCGTACAGCCCTTATGGCTACGACTGCATTGCAGGCTTTGCAAGCTTCCGGTATAACTGCTTTAACGGCGAAAGAAGCTATTCATTATGGGTGGTTAGTGCTTACGAAGAAAGCTCAAGATGCCTTAAATTTATCCATGCTTAAAAATCCTTATATATTGGTTGCTGCATCTATTGCAGGATTGGTTTATGGTATATATAAATTTGCTACAGCAGAAAGTGATACGGAACAAGCAATTCGTAAAACGAACGATGCACTTGAGGCACAAAATAATCATTATGAAGAGTTGAAAAATAAGGCAAGTCAACTCTCTAATATTTTAAGTGATGAATCTAAATCTATAGAAGAGCGTTTCATTGCATATCGTAAACTTCAGCGTTTAATGCCAGAAGTTTTTAAAGATATGGATTGGGAAGCAGCTAAACGGAAAACAAATGCTGAGCTTACAAAACTTGAGAATGATGAACTTTTAAGACAGCAACGTATTGGGCTAAAAACAAAGGTTGTAATGTCTCAACAAAAAATACAGGGGCTAAGGAGTAGCTTAATAAAAACTCAAAATGCTGGTGGGTATACTGGGGCATTAAAGGAAGATTTAGCTGCTGCTGAAAAAGAATTGGAAATATATCAAGAGGCCCTTAAGGCTTTTGAGGAAGCCAAAGAAGAATCGAAAAAAGCTAAAAATGCTCCAACTGTACAAGACAAAGAATATTGGGAGAATCAAAAAAAAGAAGCTGAAAATGCCTTAGAATCTATTGCATCTTCTCAAAAGAGATTGTTGGACGCTGGTAACTTTAAAGGTATAGATACTGCTGTTGTAAAGAGTTACAAGGATAATGTTAAAAAGCTAAAGGAGGCTGAAAAAGAACTGAAGGTTTATGACACCTCTTCCAAACAGGAATCTGCTGCTGAAAAACTTCGCAAACAGCAAGAAGGCATTCGTTCCCAGAATGATAAGATCTCTGAAATAGAACGCAAACAGGCAATCCAGCGTAAAAGGCAGGCTGAAGATATGGAAATGGAAATCTCACAGTCTGAGATCAATGCCATGGCTGATGGATCTGAGAAAAAACGTATGCAGAGGGAATTGGATAACCGGAAAGAGATCCAATCACTGGAAAGGCAAAAAGAAGATATGATCCAGGCTGTAATTCAAGCTGAGAAAGAGATTTTTGATGCTCAGGAAGAGTTGAAGGTTAAAGAGAATAACAAATATCAGAAAAAGACTTTTGATTCTTCTAAGGTGGATACAGAGAAGATTAGCTCTATCTGGGATACCATTATAGGGAACACGTCTAGAAAGCAACTTGATGATAAAATACGCGAACAAGAGGCGTCTTGGAACGAATATCTTATCAAGTTTGGCAACTATCAACAGAAAAGGCTGGCCATTATTGAGAAATATGATAGGGCCATAAAGGAGGCCGAAACGGCGGGTGATGTAGCTATCTTGATGAAAGAGAAAGCTAATGCGCTTGATGATTTTGACAACTCCGTAAAGAATAGTACAACCTTAATGGGGCAGCTCTTTGCTGATGCTTCCCAAAAGAGTGTGAACGAGATTCAGTCCATCATTGCAAAAGCCGAATTATTGATGCAATACCTTGGTGCCGTTAAGGATGAACAGGGAAATGCTCAAATCGGTGGAAAGACAGTTTCAAAGAAGGATATTTTAGGTCTTGGGATAAGTGACAATACCCTTCAAAATTTAGAACTTTCAACCGAGCAAACAGAGGCACTAAGAAATGCTATTGGTCGTTTAAAAGAGGAATTGGGAGCAAAGAGTCCTTTTGCGCTTTTCAAAAAGCAAGTAAAAGAAGCGGCAGGTGAAATAGCGAAAGGAGGTCAGGAAAATATTGCTCGAGGGATTGCAGGGATCGGAAGTGCTATTGTTCAATTTACTCCTGCTATATCTCAGTTTGGTCAGGATCTTGGTACAATATTTGGCAACGACGATCTTGGTAATAAAATAGCTGGTATTTCTGATGCGTTAGGTGGAGTTGGCCAAACAGCCATGGGAGTTGGCCAGATAATGTCTGGTGATATTGTAGGTGGTGCTATGAGTGCTGTTTCCGGTATTTCATCAGTTGTAAAGGCCTTGGATGGTTTGTTTGGTGCTGATTATTCCCGATACAATGAAATGAAGTCACAATATGAAGCTCTTAATTCTGTGTGGGATGAACTTATCAATAAGAAGAAAGAGTATATTGATATGTCTTATGGGGATGAAGCGTATAAAGTTGGGAAAGAGGCCGAAAGCCTGATAAAGCAACAAACCCAAAGATATTATGAACTTCTGAATGAATTAAGAAAAAGTGGGTCCAGTATCGGGTCAAGTTCTTTAGGCAAACGAATAGAAAAAAGACTTAATAAAGAAGATTGGGCCAGAATATCCAGTGCTGTTGGTGAATCTGTAACAAATGCAGAAACTTTATTAAATCTTTCAGCAGAACAGCTAGAAGAAGTGCTTGCCGACCCTAAGCTAGTCTCTGTCCTCAATACTGTCAACGAAGACTTTATAAAGTATATACAAGATATTGTGAATGGTTCCGAAAAATTAGAGGATATACAGAATCAAGTCAAAGAACAGCTTACTCAAGTATCGTTTGATAGCGTGTTTGACAGTTTTGTAGACACTTTGATGAATATGGATAGTTCGGCTAAGGATTTCGCTGATGATTTCACTTCTTATATGCAAAAAGCTATCCTTTCTACTATGTTAGGAAAGACATATGAAAAACGGTTGCAAGAATGGTATGATGCTTTTGCTTCGGCTAATGAAGATAAAGGCGGTATCTCTAGTGATGAATATAAGAATCTGCAAGAACAGTGGAATAGCATTGTTAATGATGCCATTAAAGAACGTGATGAATTAAAGGATTTGCTTGGTTGGGGTTCCGATACTTCCGCTTCGCAAGATTCTACAAAACGAGGGTTTGAAGGAATGTCCCAGGATACAGCAGAAGAACTGAACGGACGTTTCACAGCTTTGCAAATGGCAGGGGAAGAGATTAAGAATCAAATGATAAATGTTGTTGTTGGAGTTAACTCTTTAATTTCAATCTCAACAGAAGAGAATGTTACCTTGAGTAATATCCTTAGCCAACATGTAATTACGAATGGCTATTTAGAAGATATTGTAAAACACACAAAGCTGATGCTTGGTTTTGGAGATAAATTTGATAGGATGATTACTGTTTTTAATGATAGACTATAATATGGCAGCGGGAGAATTTTATATAAATAATAAAGACACTTATACTACATGGGGTATAAGTATGGATACTTCTTCTTTATCATCATTGATGACGCCACCTCCAATGAAAGATTTTATAGAAAACAAATCTCGTTTGGAGCACGGTAAGAGAGTCATAACATCAAATCCTAAGATTGATGAACGGAATATTACATTGACATTTAATCTTACAGCTAAAAATGAAGAGCAATTTTTTTCACGGTACAACTCTTTTTGTGAAGAATTGGCTACTGGGGTATTGCATATCAAAAGCAAATATCAACCCAGTATTGTATATAAAACTATTTATTTGTCATGTAATCAGTTCACACAGTTTATGAGAGGAATCGCTAAATTTTCGTTGAAATTAGTAGAACCTAATCCGACAGATAGGGCTATAACATAATTTTAATTATAAAGTGATTGTTTCAATGTCACTTTTGTTATATTTGCATTCAATAAAAGCATTGTGTGAAGGCGCACAAAAACCAATATGATTAGCATTAAAGACATAACTGGCAAAATACGTTTCTCTTTCGTAGAGAATACCGGTTCTGTATACCGTAAGACTTTGATGAAAGAAGATTATATCCTTCTTCATTTCAATGTCGACCAACCGGTTCTTTTTGAGAAGGGAGATTATTGTGAAACAGAATTCGGACGATTTGAGATCGTTGATCTTGTATTTCCGAAGTATAACACTTCAACAGGCGGCTATGATTATGAACTCCGGCTTGACGCAGAATACTATAAGTGGAAGAATAAGATATTGTTCTATGATCGTCAAGGTGGTAACCGCGAGGCTTCATGGAATCTTACCCGTACTCCGGATGCGCATCTATCGATAGTAGTCTCTAACTTAAAATCTTTAGGTTACACATACAACTCAGGAGTAGAATATACTTTCTCTATTGACAGCACAGTAGAGAAGTCTGCTAAGTTGATACAGTACGATAATACGAATATCATTGATGCGTTGACCAAAATAGCGGAAACATGGGACGCTGAATGGTGGATCGTTGATCATGTGATCCATCTGGGCAGATGTGAGTATAACACAGCGGTAGACTTTGAACTGAATGGGCTTGTTTCCGAAATGTCTCGTTCGGAAAGCAACGATAATTATGCTACCCGTGTTTACGCTTTCGGTTCTACCCGTAACCTTCCTACTAATTATCGTCCGGATATAACCGGTGTTGTGGTCGACGGAGTAGTCCAAAGAAGATTGATGCTTCCCGAGGGTACTCCTTATGTTGACGCTTTTCCGGATATGTCTACGGAAGAAGCTGTTGAAGAAGTCGTTGTATTTGAGGACGTGTACCCCAAACGTATAGGTACCATGTCAGACGTGACCACTAAGGAATACACAGACAAGATTGAGAATGAAGATGGTACCACAACAGAAGTCAAATGGAATGCCTACCGTTTCAGGGATTCCGGCATAACTTTTTCAAAAGAGTATATTATCCCCGGTCAGGAGTTAAGAATTGTATTTCAGTCAGGTCCTTTAAACGGTATGGACTTTGCTGTTACCTTTAATCCGGGTGCTGCGGATGAAAAGAACAGTGATGGATCATGGAACTCCGCTGCCCAGTTATGGGAGATCGTAAGGAATGAAGATTACGGCCGCGAGCTTCCGTCTGCCCCGTTAATCCCTGAGAATGGGAACACTTATGTCTTGTATGGATATGATACAAAATTTGTTTCTGTGTCCATGATTCCTGATGCCGAAAAGGAATTGCTTGAAAAGACAAAAAGCTACGTAGAGAAGAGTAAAATAGACCCGTCTGTCTATACATGCGTCATGGACCCGATAAAAGTGGGTGGATTCGATGGAGGACGCGTTATCGATTTGGAGATAGGGGATCGTGTCAATATTATCAATCCGGCTTATGCAATAAAGAGCCGGCAATCTCGTATATATGGCTTTGAAAAGGCACTGGATAAGAAGTATGAAGTGACTTATACGGTGGGACAATCGACTAAATATTCTCGTATCGGAGAGATTGAAAGTAAAGTCGAAGCATTGACATATAAAGGAGAGGCTTTTACTGGTTCCAGTACCGGAAGTGTTTATATTGTCGGACGATACGATAAAACGAGGCTTACTGACCGTAATGCTTTATCTTCCCTTCGGTCTTTGGAAACATTTTTTAGGAAAGACCAAGAGGATGTTACCTTTTACAAACAGGCCTTTCGTAAAGGTATAGAAATCGGTTGGAATGAATCCGAAGGAAAGCCTACTGCTTCTCTCTCTGAGGATGGTATATTAAACGCTGCCGCAGCTATATTGAAAGAATACATCTCTTCTCCGAAGTTTGTTCCGGGATTCACAGGCGAAGGCTTTAAAATATATAAAGACGAGTATGGCAACTGGCATATAGAATGTGATATTCTAGATGTGAGGAAAGTTATGAATGTATTTGAGTTGCTTATACAGAAAGTACGTTCAATAAATGGTGCTCTTGTTATAAGCCAAGCGAACGGTAAAGTCAGTGCAGTTACTGAGACTTCTGATTTGCAATCTTGGATTCTTGAATTTGAGGATGAAGATGAAACATTCCAGGCGCACGACTTAGTGAGGTGTCAAGTATTTGATAGAAGAATAATCCAGTCACCGGCTTTTGATTTCACAAAATTTACAGCCTATTTATATGATGGTTCAGCCATAGATGATAGCGTAAGGATAACGAACACGAGCATTGAGTTTAGCATGAATAATTCAGCAAATTCAGGCTTTCAACTTTACATGTATCCAGAGGGACATGTAGCAGATGCTCCTATAACGACTAAAGAATGCAAATTAGAAATATCTGGTTTGTATGATGGTGCTATGGCTGTATGGAGTGGTTTATCAAAGGATGGAATCGGTTCTGATACTGTAGGAGGGCTTTTGACAAATGGCGAGAATGTAATTCGTGCCATCAATGTATCCGAAGAGATATACAACCTTGGTATAATGATTGTATTAGATTCCGGACATGGTAACGGAAAGGTTACTGTTACTCAAAAAATGGAGGATACATCATCTAAAAAAGGTAAATACTATTGGTGCGAAGTTGCGAGTGTAAATGGTAATCTTGTAACTATTCCTAAGTCTGAATTTGAGGGTATTACGCCAACTGACGGTGATGAAGTTGTACAGATGGGTAATACTGAGAATCCTCTTCGTCAGAGCTTGATATATATGTCGGCTGCCGAGGATGGCAAGCCTAAGATTGAGATATTAGGTGGAGTCAAGACTAAGTCATTTGCCGGAGCGTCTCGCTCTGTATTTGGGAATTTAGATCATATAACGGACCCGGATTTTCCGGATAATATGCAGCCGCACGATAATGGTGTATATACAAATAACGGTTATTTCAAAGGCATCTTCATCCTTCGCAACGGAAAGACCATCGAACAGGAGTTTGAGTCAACCAACAAGGAAATAGACATCGCCAAAACCGATGCGAAAGCTGCTCAGGACAGATTAAACACTTGGGCTTCTGATGGCTTTATTTCTCCAACTGAAAAGACCGCGTTAAAGCAGGAAATGGAGGCATTAAAGGCAGAAAGAGATTCTATCCTTGCTAACGCGTCCCGGTATGGCATTGATACCGTTGCTTATCGGAATGCTTTCAACGATTACTATCATGTGCTTGAGACCCATTCTGCAAGTGAGCCTGAAAATATACCGGTCAGTGCTTCATTCAAGACTCTTCAACAGGCTTATTATGATCAGCAGAGGGTAATTATAGACGCTATCAATTCTGCTTCATATTCGTATGTTGGGGAGAAGGTTAAGATTGAGACTGATACTATTATGGAGGCTTTGCCCGGACAGATTACGTTGGCTGTGAAGGGTGAGGTTAGTAAGGTGAAAGTTGCTGATGTCAATTTATTAAAGGGTGCCTATACAGAGAAAGCAAATACATCATACGGATTTGGAGAATATGGGTATGATGTTCCAGCAGTTAATGGCAAGAAGTATACGTTGACATTATGCTATACACTGGGAAATGATAATAACGAAATTAGAGCTTATTCTAACAATGGCTATAATATAATTGCTTATTTTACAACCAAAGGTGATAGAATTGTAGAAAGCAAAGAAATTACAATGAGCGGTTATACAGAAGGCTATGGAATGTCACTATATCAATTCCCTAATGGAATCTACGGTTCAAAAGTGCATTGGGCTGTTCTTACTGATGGTAACATAGGGGTAACACAGTGGATTCCTGCTGCAAGCGAGCGAGTTGCAGGTATTAAGAACTTATGCTCTTTTAAACGTATTGTTGATGCGGGATTTACATACGCTTCAAAATATACTAATGAAGGAGAGTTGTTAATACTACCATCTTTGTTGCATAAAGAATCACTTGTAGCTAACAAGGACATGTTTGGCTTGACATATAACTCACAAAAAAGGTATTATGTGTTTATAGATCATTTTGTTCCATCGTCTACAATCCCGAGTAGTTCAAGAAGTGTCTTTTTTCGGATCGTTTACACTGATGGCGCGTATGAAGAAATAGCGGTAACTAATGATAGCATAGTAAACAACTTCGTTCTTACATCAAAACCTATTAAGCATATATTAGGTTCTTATGGTACTTCTATATCTACTTATTTGCGTATTGGCGTATTTGAAACCAACACTCCTGTAACCTGGAGCCCAGCCCCCGAAGATCTTAACTACATTGCCAAGACCTACACCGACTCAGAGATAAAAGTAACGAAAGGGTTAATTGAAAGCAAAGTCTCCCAAACCGACTTTGACGCTCTCGGACAGGTTGTATCCAATCAGGGCACTGAGATCTCTCAGACCAAGACGGATATTAACCTTGTATCAACGGTATCGGGTAATGCACGTTTGATAGCCCTTGCTATGAGTAAGGGGAAGATGCTTTATCGTGATCCGGAGTTTAGGAGCGGGATGAACCACATATCGGTTTACAATAATAGTGGTGGGGGAACTGTGACAGTTGAAAGAACAACAGATGTTAATTTGCCTAATCAATCCGGATATAAAATTAAAATTACCACTGTACAAGGAAGTGTATCCCCCGGCTTAGGTGGGTTTACTTTTAACACTCAAACACGCGCTAATGCCGTATTTATAACTCGGTTTATTGCATGGATTCCCGCAGGACGTGCAATTGAGTGGGCTTCAAATGCTACGGGTACTGGCAGTACAGCAAAATGGCTTACTAACAATGTCGGGACTGGCGATTGGGAGGAATATGCGTATTATGTCAAGTGCGGTACTGGCGGGACATTTAATGGAACTAATTATTTCTATTTGGTTTCTGGTGGGGCTCCCGTCACCTGGTACCTTGCCTTTGCCACAGTCTACGATGCCGGTTCTATTGATGACACTCCTACAAAGGATGAATTAAAAACGGGAATCACTATTAAGCCGGGTGCTATCAATATATTCGGGCAGGATATCAGTATTGCAGGCATGGTTACTTTTTCCGGCTTGTCGGCATCCGAGCAGCAAAATTTCAAGGGTAATACAGGACCACAAGGCCCGCAGGGGCCTAAAGGAGATACCGGCGCTACAGGTCCTCAGGGATTGCAAGGACCCGCCGGTGCTACTGGTGCTACCGGATCTATTGGTCCTATTGGTCCCCAGGGACCACGGGGATCTCAGGGGCCTAAAGGAGATACCGGTGCTAAAGGTCCGCAAGGAGATAGAGGTCCGCAAGGGCTTCCAGGGCCACAGGGTGCAACTGGTCCACAAGGACCTCAAGGACCGCAGGGATTCTTGGACGCTACCGCTATGCGTAACTTGCAGAATGATTTCGCAACGAAACTCGGATACTCTTCGTATGACCAAATGGCTTCGTATGCTACTCAGGGTAAAACAATTATCAATGGTGGATTGATTCGAACGAACTTGATAGATGCAACCGCAATCGTTACCAATGCCTTAGCGGCTGGTCGAATTACAACAGGAAACATTACGGTAACGAATGGTGCTCAAATTGGGTATTTTACGATTCAAGATAACGGATTGTATTCAGATGGACTATCTACTGTGATTACAATGAAAAATTCTTCCGGTCAGGTTATTATAATACCTCAGATGATTACTATAACTCGTAATGACGGTGGAGCATCTATATCTACATCAGGTAATAGTTATGTGGATTTGAACGGTACAAATATAAATCTTGCAGGCACCGTAGCAGTCAATATCAATAGTAAGTTGATTACAAATGGTATCGTCAAGATGACTCAGGGGTTAATATTTAGAACTCGGGTTATATCATCATCTATCGCTTTGGATAGTAGTGATTGCTTTGTTGTATGTACTAATTCTGGTAGTATAAATGTGACCCTTCCAGGATATCCAGAGGTTGGGCGATTTATCTATGTTCGTAGAAGGAATGGAAATGTAACTATTTATGGTGGAACAAATAGTATTTACTCAAACAAAGTATTATCGTCAGCTACTTTAGGTAATAACTCAGACCTATTTATGTTTGTCTTTGATGGGACATACTGGATTTTAAATTATTGTGGAGTTTAATATAAATATATAGAGTATGAAAATAGATTTTAGAAAGATCGTGGTTAACGATATCGAAGGCAACGTCTTGATGAAAGAGGTTGAGAAGAGAGACTCTGAGGGCAACATTGTCGGGACGGAGAGAGTGATTGATTACAAAGATGTAAGCAAGGACTTAGGTAATGCTATTTACTTTAATGTGAGTGACATCAAAGATCAGGAGATCGGCAGAAAGTTATATCTTGAAGGTGAGATTGAAGTCGATGGTCCCACTGCTGCTCTGATTAAGAAATTTGCAGATCAGATTTTCTATGCTTATGTAAAGTCCGCCCTCTTCAAATTGCTGGATTCAGCTTTGAATCAAAACAAAGAATAAACTTATTATAAACTTAAAATTAAAATGTTATGAACGAAGAGATTAAAATTGTAGCTACTGGTACAACAGAAGTAAATAGCTTTGAAGGAACTTCTTTAAGTATTCCGACCGTTAAATATTCGATCAGATATACTTCAATCAATGGTAACAAACAGTCGATATTTGTCGGTGTAACCGATAATGCAACAGAAACGGTACCGAACGCCGACGGAGATGGCACACATGAAGAGATCAGAGAGATGAAGTTGGGAGAGGTCCGATTTGACCCTGTTCCAACTCCGCAGATAACTACTATTAGTTTTATCTACACGAATGACTTTGAATGTTATATGTCTGATATTCGTAAGATCATTGACCAGATCACTAGTGATAAGTCATAGCATAAAAAAGCCCACCTCACCTTCACAGGCAAGATAGGCTCACGCATTTATCTAGTTTTAATTTAATTATGTAATCTGATTACAAATGTAGTATTATTATTTAAAAAGACAAATATGCAAGACAAATCAATACATCAATTCTCTTCTGGTCTGTTTGCTCCTGTAGCCGGAAGTTTCGTAATGGAAGCTATAGAGCACATGATCCCATGGTTGATCACTATGTTCTTTGTAATACTGTGTGATTTGGCTACGGGATGCAGGAAGAGCTTGTTGATGGGTGAGCGCGTTAGGTTTAGTAGGGCTTGGCGGGCTACAATGGGTAAGATGGTTACCTATTTTAGCTTTGTAATCATGGTGGTGATGATAAACGAGGCCAGTGGTGGAAGATATAACATTGATATATTCGCTTGCTTATCTGTCTGCTTTATCGAGGGATGTTCTATTATATCGAATATTCTTAAGCCCAAGGGCTATGATTTTAATCTGATAGTAGCTATTGGGTTATTTGCTAAAAAGGTATTCAAGATAGAGAAAGAAGATTTAAAAGAGGTGATAACTAAAAAGGAGGAGGACAAAGAATGAATGATATGAAAGTTCTAATTGACAATGGACATGGCGAGAATACACTGGGAAAGTGTTCACCGGACGGAAGGTTGCGTGAGTGGGCTTATTCCAGAGAGATAGCGGATATGGTCGTTTTCGGGCTGAGAAAGCATGGTGTTGACGCGGAACGCATTGTGAAGGAGGACGTGGATGTTCCATTGTCTGAGCGTTGCAAACGTGCTAATAATATTTATCGCGATTCTCAAAAGAACGCTATTCTGGTATCCGTTCACTGCAATGCAGCCGGTAATGGGACAAGTTGGATGAATGCTCGGGGATGGGGTGTATATGTCAGTGATAATGCTTCTTTTAATAGCAAAAGGTTAGCTTCTTCCCTGGCACAAGCAGCAATAAGTAAATGTGTGACAGTACGCAAACAGACTCCGGATATGGACTATTGGGTGCAGAACTTGGCTATTTGCCGGGATACGAACTGCCCCGCTGTACTGACGGAGAACTTCTTCCAGGACAACAAGGAAGACGTGGAGTTCTTATTGTCGGCTGAGGGCAAGCGGACTGTGGCAAATATTCACATAGAAGGTATTATTAACTATTTAAATTCAAAGTAACATGGCTCTAACAAATTTAACTTTCAGCAAACATGGTGAAGCTTATGTATCGGACCCTGTGCAACTTCAATCGGATGCAGGCCTTCATCTTGAATTTACAAGTGAAGATAAGAATAACCGTTGCGCTCTGTTTCAGAGTATGACAAATGTGAATTATGTTCCTTTCGGATCATACAACAATGTGGGTAGCACAATAGATGTTGCTATTACAGGAGTGATCCCGGGCATGTATATCAAAGTGCAGTCTATTTCACAGCCTACTTTGGCTAAAATTCTTGTATCGGAATGAAAGTTTCAATCAATCAGGTAAAGATTAACCGCGTTGGCATTAACACGGCTCAGGTTAGGGGGATACGTTTGTCTTCTGCTGTTGCAAATCGTGGTCATAAGGTTGATTTTCCTTTCTCTGATTCCCTTGTGGATTATTGGAATTTTAGAGGGAAGAATAATCTCGATATAGACAGAAATGTTATCAAAGGAGTAAATGGAAATATACTAACAGCCTACAATTTTAACTGGAGTTTAATGTCAGGGTATGGAGGGTATAATGAAAACTATAATAATTTCAGACAATCATCCGGAACTACTGGCGTATTTACTAATACAGATCATAGTATTCAAATTAGTAATGTTAATGCAGTAAATATTCCTGTAACTGAAATTCCGTATAAAGCAGGGGAAATTTCTCCTGAATATCAAATTAAAGTAACTGGCTTACTTGAAGGACAATATTGCGATATAGGTTACTTTTATAATTATGCTGACAATATAAAACCACCAGTACAAGAAAATTTAATTCATATTCTTAAAGATGGTATTTATACTATACCTTCATTTACTTTTCCATCAGACATTAAATCTGGTACAGGTACAAGAATAGTTTTTAATTTTGCTGGAGATACAGATATTACTATTGAGCAAATTCCTCTATATGAAGGAGCTATTGTTACGGATGGTGTTGACGATTATCTAAAGCTTGATAAAACAGGATATAAAGTAGGAACTATTATTATTAAATATATACCTATTCCTACTGTAGGAGTATGGCAATACGTCTTAGAGACTAAAACAGAAAGAATTGCTCTTGGTTATTATGGTATAACAGCTATAGAAAATGATAGTTATAGTACTAATTTCGATAATGTAAGAAATATTGAAGGATATAAAGTTTGTAAATTTAATGATGGAAATATAAAAAATATAAGTACTCCATTATTTATAGGTTCTAATGCTTATATTAAGGAACAAATATCCATGGCTCTTTATAGTATTGCTATCTACGACAAAGTCCTATCTGATCAAGAAGTACAAGAAGTTATCAACTTCATCAATTACGGTACCACCAATCCGATATTTGCGCTGAACTTTGATAATTTCGCCTATAAAGCAGTTGATTATCCAGATTTTGCTACTGGCAAAGTTACAACAAATAAAATTGTTGTAGATAGCACAACTGAAACCTTTAATGGTGCTATTGCGGTAGCTATGAATCCCGAAGCAGATACCGGAGAGCCGATTGAAGTACCGTCTTACAAAATAAAAGTCACAGGACTTAATCAGTATAGCGTTGGTGAAGGTAATTGGGCAGTTGGATTAATGGGAATGATGATTGATTCAACTAAAGACCCTTGGACTTATCCTATATCTAAAGATGGAGTTTACGATATACCGGCAATTTCACTGAGTGATGGGATTTATAATTTAGTAATAATGGCTCAAATCGCAATCGACAAGCCTATTGAGATAGAAATCCTCTACGATAAGAATGTCACAAAGAGCTTCCCGGAGACAAAACAAATATTCCCTTAAAGTTAATAAGAAAATTATGAAATACGTAATTGTAACAGTAGAATGGTGCCTGAATCACGGTGTTGTGGTACCGGCACAAGCAAGAAGATCTGTTGACGGATTGAAAGTTATCCTGCATGAAGATTATATCGATCCCGTCTTGAGAGAAGAGGATGACATGACCGCGTACCGGCATGATTCGTCCGAGTTAAGGAATATATTGAGTGGTCCGGAATGGACGGTTCCGCAAGAGGGGGTATTATGAAACGGTTGACATGTATCGTCTTGCTGGTGTCGGCAATATGTTTCACCGGATGTAGGACCACTCAATACGTACCGGTTGAAACTATTAAGACTGAGTATAAGACAAGAGATAGTATTCGTCATGATAGTATATATCAGCGTGACAGTATTTATGTAATAGACAGGGGTGATACAGTGTATACGTACAAGGATCGGTATCTCTATAAGTATTTATATCTTAATCGCATTGATACTGTGATTAGGACGGACAGTATCCAGATACCTTATCCGGTTGAAAAGGCGTTGACCAGATGGCAGAAAGCAAAGATAGAACTTGGCGGATGGGCATTTGGCGTACTTATAATGTTAGCTATTGTGTTAATAATTAGATTACTCAAGAATTAACCGGCTAATATCTTCACAGACCTCACCGGTATGAAAAGTTTAAGTGTAACAATAACAAAAAAAGTATATAAGATGTTCAATAAAGGGAGGAAAAATATGGTATAAATAGAATCTAATTTGTACACCGGTAAAGTAGAAGGCCGGTTATCTTACAAACGTGCTCTTTTGGGGGAAGAGTTAAAAGAACCCCCGACACTGAAAGTTGACGCCAATCAAACTTTTAAACATACAAAAGCATGCATAGATAGTGCCAGGGGTATAATATCCTTAACATTTCTATACATGCTTTTGTTCTTTCAATAACCGTAAGTTTGATTGGCAAGGGCAAAAGTACAACAAAAAATTAAATTACTATGTGTAAGTCAGAGATTTTTGCCGAGATTCTAAATATTGTTGGAAAAGAAACTGAAGTTTCTACTGAATTGATCCTTTCATCAAGTAAAGTTACTGAAGTTGTTGACGCCCGTTCTATTGTAGTATTCTTCCTCACTGAATACGGGCTATACCCTGAACAAATAGCGACTTTTCTTCACAAGACATCCGCTAGTATCCGTTACCTTATATCTACTTTCGAAAGCCGTAAACTGGCAAACAAAATGATTGCAATATATCTGCAAAATATTCGCAAATCCCTTGAAAATGAGCTCTGATTTACGCAGTTTCTATTATATACTTTTGTGATGCGGTTGATATTGACCGTGTTATAATTGTATATTAATATGAGTGAAACAAAGACTTACGTTTTCCCGGAGTCAGGCGGGAACGGTGGTGGTAGTGGAATGATGGCTATGCTTGCTCCACTATTGCAACAGAAAGGTATTGATCCGAACTTGTTGGTTGCTATGCAAGGAAAGAACAACAGCGGATTTGGCGGAGATGGATCATGGTTCATGTGGATAATCTTCCTGTTCTTCCTGTTCCCATTGTTTGGACGCAATGGCTGGGGAAATAATGGAGATGGCGGAAACGGTGGCGGATTTGCTGGAGCCGGTATCCCTAACTTAATTAACAACGATGCAGGAAGGGAGTTACTTATGAGTGCAATTCAGGGGAACGGACAGGCAATCAACAATCTGGCTACTAATTTAAACTGTTCAATCGGTCAGGTTCAGAATGCTATCAATGGAGTGATGTCACAGGTGCAACAGGTAGGAAATCAGGTTGGTCAAAGCTCAATGCAGATTATCAATGCTATCCAGCAAGGTAACTGTCAGATCGCTCAACAGATTGCTTCATGCTGTTGCGAAAACCGTCTGGCGATCTGTCAGCAAACGAACACATTGCAAAATGCCATTAACGGTGTTGCGACTGGTCAGGAAAGAGGCTTTGCTTCTGTTGCATATGAAACTCAACGTCAGACTTGTGATCTGCAAAATTCCATCAAGGATAGCACACAACAGATTCTTGCCGGTCAGCGTGCGGCTGAAATGCGCGAAATGCAGAACAAGATTGATAAACTTCGTGAGGAGAATAGCACATTTAAGAGTTCTGCTATGACCTCTCAGATCGTCGGACAGGCAACGGCTCCTCTTGGTGCAGCTTTAAATGATTTGAGTGCTCGTCTTGCAAAAATCGAGTGTAACCAGCCGGAAGTAGCAAAGGTGCCTTATAGTCCGGTTGTTGGAATTCCTTCTTGCGTTGCAGCTCAGTATGGTCTTTACAATGGTATTGGAGCATGGGGCAATTTTAATGGTTGGGGATAAAAGGAAGGAGGCATTATATGGCATTCATTAGTCCTTTTATCATGGCAAATAAGAATGGAATTCCAAGATTGGAAAGTACAGGTGTTACCGTAGGTACTACCAACGTACGTTTCTCTTTCCGGAATCATCCGTTCCTTTCTGCTCCATTTAGCGGATTGATTCTGTTCCGTTTGGCACAGCCGATCCCTTCCGGTACTACCGGTACATTACCGGTAGTTTTTGATACCAACGGTGCTACTCAGGCACTGACTACGATCGCCGGTGCAGATGTTACTGCTTCGGATATTACCGGTACCGGAATTTATCTGTGCTACTACGAATCAGGTAGCAACACATTGCAAATTCTTACCGGGGTAGTTTAAAACAATGGGCGGGAGTAATCCCGCTCCTTAAAGAGTTTATTGATTATGCCTTTTCAGAATCTAAGAGTAAATAGTGAGTTTTTCATTTTGCATAGGGATGGTACTCCATATATAGAGGTCGGCTCTGTTTCCGGAGTATCTAATCCTGTTCCTGAGTTTATGCAGCAACCCCTTCCTTATGGACAACCTCCTAAGATGGTGGTTGATATAACTATCAAGGTAGGTGAACAGACTGTTACCTTTCAAAAAATACCTGCCATGTCTGATATTGCTGATGCAAATTTTCCAGGTGGAGGTAATATGGTAATATCCGGTTCAAGAGAATCTATGAATGCGGAAGTGGCGGCTATGCGAAATCGTTCTTCTGAGATATTAGGAAGTGTCGAGCATCATAAGTCTGTGATGGAATCATGTGATAAAATGCTCCAGGTACTTAATCCCGAATTTGCAGAAAGACAGAAGCAGGAAGCGGAGAACAAAGCGCTTCGGCAAGAACTTAGCGAATTGAAAGCTATGATGGCTGATTTCTTTAAGTCCTCTGAGAAGGCTGCAAGTAGTAACAATTCTAAAAAACAATAAGTATGATGATGATTGAAATTTCCGAAAGCAAGGTCGAGAAAATGTCCGACTACGCTGAAAAGATGCTTCGCTACGGTGGTAAGCTCATGCAATGCATAGAAGAGCTTTCCGAGGGTGAGGGCATGGGTGAACGCTGGGATGAAGATCGTAGATATGATGACGATCGCTATTTTGACGAAGAAACCATGGGTGAACGCGGTGGTTATGGCCGAGGTGGTAATTCTAATCGTGGTGGTATGGGTGAAAGACGTGGTGTACGGGGTACCGGACGCTATTCACGCTATCGCTAATGTTTAATTAGGGAGTAGTTTATCTGCTCCCTATAACCTTATTAAGTCATGAAAAGAGAACCTCTGGATATAAGAGATAGAAGACCGGAAGAAATGGAAGTATATCTTTCGCATTTTGGATGGCATTTCAACAAGAAAATGTGTGAATTTGCTGTTTCTTTAATGGAATGGAAGGGTCAGAACGGAGAAAAAGAAAAACTGCCTGCGATGTCTAAGGACGAGGTGGACGCACTGTTAACTAAATACGGTGTAACTCTTAAAAATAAGATCGGTTATGACTACGTATATGTAGCTAATATGTGCAAAGCCGATTTTCTTAAATCATCTGTTCCGAACGAACAGTATCAAGCATTGTATGTAAAAGACACGATTGATGATCCTGACGCACCTGATGGAACAACGATGCGAAGATGGTATGTTACAATGATTGCGGCTGGAATACCTATAGAGTGGGACGAAATGCTTTGATAAATGATAAGGCAACGGTTTATACTATCCAAATATGACTGGAACTGCATGGTGTATTACGCAGTAGATACGTATTACACGGAAGAAATATTGGATTATATGCACTCTATCGGCTGCGACGGTAATATGCTCCGTACTGCGTACGATAACATAAACTCCGGCAACCTGAATACCGGAGTTACTTACTCTAATTTCGGCACCCGGGAAACAGTAATGGTTATTGCCCTTACTTCGTCCCCAAAGGAGTTTGCTAAATCATGGAGGCACGAATGTGGACACATGGCTACCCATATATGTCAGGCCATCGGCATAGATCCGTACGGTGAAGAAATACAGTATATCGGTGATGATATTGTTGAAAAGACGTGGGAATATGCAAAGTCATTATTATGTGAGTGTGATTGCTGTAAAAACAAGGTCAAACATTTAATACGTTAATTCATGAAAAATAAAGAAATTAAGAAAGCATTGAAGAGCGATACTCCTATTAATAGTATGTATGCTCTTATTCCGGGTGGCAGGATGGGCGCTTTCAAAAAGTTTGCTGCCCGTTTTGGTTTTACTGAAGAACGGATAAAATCAGTTCTTGACAATGAAAAACGATAAGCTGGACATATTGTTGGAACAAGTCGATGATCGGTACCATTCCGATTTTTGTAGACTTCTGTTGGTTATGTTATGGAACGCATAGAAAGGTGGTTATATTGGTTGATTCCTCTTGCGATTATTGTAAGGGTTGTATCTCTATGTTTGTCTCTGGTTATGTAACTGGGGATTTTTTATATTTTGAGTCACTAAGTATAAAATTGCTTTTCGTAGCAGGTAAATTCGTGTTTGATTTATCCGATTAGGTGTAAAAAGGCGGCTTTTTAGGCTGCCTTTATGTTTTCATCAACATTATATCCGCTTTCATCTCGATATACTCTTTATATTTGCTTGGATTGTTAATATAATCAATAACCCTATTTATTGCTATTTCTGCTTGTTTAAACCTGGTTTTTGTATAATATCTAACGACACCTCTTCCTTTGTCTGAATGAGCTAAACAGTAATCTATTATACTGTCCGGTATTCCAAGATCAAAAGCGTATTGAGCAAACGACTTTCTGGCAGAATAAAAGACTACCTTTTCCTTTATTCCTAGATCCTTTGCTAATGCAGCAAGAGAACGGCATGTGTACCTTGAAAAATTGTGATATGAAAATTTATATCCAAAATCCAGTTTTCTTGTCTTTTTATCTATCCATCTATCTATTATTATCTTTGCTGGTTCTGTGATTGGAAGCAGACAATGTTGTTCAGTTTCTGTTTTGAGTCTTGTTTTAATTCTGACATAATCCACTTTGTCATTAATAAAACGAGTATTCATTATATCTATCAAGTTCATTCCCCCAAGATAGAAAGAAAGCATAAATACATCTCTTGCTACAATGTATTTTTTCTCTTTGGGGGTACTTTCCCTTATCATGTTAAGACTTTCCAAAGAAATATCAACTTCTCGAACTGGAGATTTAGGAATTTTCTTGTTCACAAATGGATGTATATCATACCTTAAATAACCAGAATTAATGTTTCTGTTAATAACAGCTTTTATTTGGGACATCATCATTCCAATTGTTGTGTTTCCGATGTTTCTTTTAGTCTTCAAATATCGTGAAAACCCTTCAATCATATTAGGGGTTATATCTGACATAGGTATTTCCCCTCTAGTAAACTCCGTAAAGTATCGACAGCTCCTTTCGATTAATACAGCATAGCTTTCTCTCCCTTCTGATTTCAGGTCAGTAATGAAATCGCTACAAGCTTTCTGATAAGTAATATTTTGTTTTCCTTGTGAATCCAATTCAGACACAAGCATGTCTTTGATTTGCTTACAAGAATAAAGTGATTGATGGTTTATTTCATCTAATTTATTTTGTAAATCATTCATCATGCTTCTTAGTTTGGTGTTTATGATTGAAGCGTCAGCTCGTTTGACTACTTGCCCATCTTTGAACTGGGATAGATTGTCTATAATGAAACGTGTTACAATGTAACATGTTTCTTGCTTATGACAGACAGCTATTCTTATTTTATGTCTTCCGTCCTTTAAAACCTTTGCCTTGAAAATAGTTAATTTAAGAGTTGCCATAATAGATTAAAATTTGAAGGATAAGTTTGGGATAAGTTTTTCTGTCCATCGGTGGACAATTCCCTCTTTTTTTTAACCTATAAATTGAAGAACTTGTAAACGAAAGCAGAAACCTAATAGTCTAATTTATATGACTATAAACTGTTTCTGCTTTTGAGCCGCTAGCCAGACTTGAACTGGCGACCTACGCGTTACGAATG